GTGCTATAAAAAGAACTAATAGCGGGTAAGTATACTGCGTAATCTTTTTGTAATGGTGTTAAGTTAACTTGTCGTTTCATAATCTCTCGCTAGTTTAGCTGTAATGTTTAATTGTTGTTTTGCCTGTTCTACTTTCTCTAATGCTATTTTAACAGCCTGGTTCTTTTCTGCCAACTCTTTCCAAGCCATTTCTTCTTCACGTTTTTGTTTAGCCCAATCTAACAATGATTCAGCTTCACTATTTAGGCCTACGGTAGCATAACTCATAGAAAGTATTTGCCAAGTGGTTCCGTCCCAGACTTCCATATTTTGGTTGGTGGTGTTAAAACGTAAATTTCCAACACCTTGCGCACCAGAATAATTGTTTATGTAGTTGGAGGCGCCGCCTCCATTTACATACATATATTTGCCTTGAGGAGAAAGGCCTTTAATCATTAAGCTGCCTGCGCTGGAATAATGTATTTGTAAGTAGCAAGTCCGCTATCTAGAGTAATCTGAATAGCACCTTCGTTACTCAACGACATCTTAGTATTGTTTACATCTGCAATCTTAAGAATACTCAAGATTGGCAACACTGGCCAAGTCCACCCACGATCTAATTTGCCGTCTACGCCTTGTGCAAAGATAAACTCGCCGCCGTGTGTTGAAGCATCGCCAAAGATGAACTTCAAGTTACCACCGTCTGTTTTTGCTAGAAATGTTGGATGCTCGTTGTTAGCACCTGCTTGGAAGTTAAAACGTTGTACTGCGGCAACACTAGGTTCAATTTCTACGTCCCACTTAACACCGCGGAACTTAACAGTCTTCATCTTTTCGTTGATAATTTCTGTGTTCATAAAGCGATAGTCGTTCTTAAAGTCGCCGCCTTTGTTTTCAAAGTGAATACCAACTGGAATAGTTTCGCCGTTGCGTTCTGCTGTAGTGATGCTGATTTTTGCATCTTCTTTGTATTCGCTGCCGTCTAACAAATATTTCAATTTGTTAAGTTGTGGCATACCAAACACACCAATCATATCTGGATATGGATTAGCAGTAGTAGCTTCCATAATAACTGAACGGTCATCAGCCATTGAGTTGATAGTTGTGCCTTGTTCTGTACCTGTAACTTTTACAGTTGTTAGAAAGCCTAGGTTTTGTGTATGTGACACGATGTCTTGTAAAATGTCTTTCATTTAGATTTCTCCGGTTATATTAAATTATATTTAGGTTTATGGTAAAAAGCAACCGCAATTTACTCAAAGTCAAACAGTTTGTTGAATGTATTATCACTGCGGGTTGAACTGATGTCCCATTCCAAAACACCAATTAAGTTTTCTAATTTTTCATCGATAACAGCATTTTCCATTTCAGCATCATTAAAAGGAAGATCCTTAAACCATTGTGGTAAACGTAATTCATCTACTGGATAAGCTACAGAAGTATAGCCCATTGGATTATCTTTGACTTTGCAAACAATAACTTTTGCTCCGTCTGTAATTGCCATTGAATACTTGTCATCCATCATACGCTTTAAAGTGTTCCAGTTAAGACTTGCACGAACGTGTCCGGGCATATTAGTCTTGCCTGCTTTCTTTTCTTTAGCCTGATACTCAGTGATGTTGTTAGCACGTTTGGGCGATCCTTTCTCCCAACCCGGACGTGTCTTAAACTCAGTACGGAAGTTAGTGATATATTCCAGCACTTCTTCTTTTTCAGCACCATTCAGTACTCTAGTCAATACTTCGCTTAAGAAGTCTTGAATGACCACAGGAGTATCTGACCGTTTTAGGTCAAGTCCCATAGCTTTGATTTTTCCTGGCTTACCATCAACATCGGCACGTTTTCCTTCTTTGTCGTAGTAGAGGACTGCGTATCGTTTCTTGGTGATGAATAGTCCTTTGGAAGCAACAATCTCGCGACCTGCTTTGATGACGTCACCTCTGGTTTTCGGGCAGTGGAAAGAATCTTGCATAAACTTGACGAACGTACCATTTACTGTTTCTCCTATTGTATCATATAACTCAACTACGTTTTCTTTAGACCAAGGAATAATACCTTTTTCTATATCTTTCTTTAGAGTACTATAAGCTGAAAAATAACAAGAGTCTGTGTCACCGTAGATAACTGCTTTACCTACGTGATCATATTCACCTGTGATAATTTCGTTTACTTTAGCTGCCATATGTTTAGCAACTTGACGTCCAGTAAGTGTAGTTGATTGCCCAATTCTGTTATCAAAGAATCTACAGCCTGGGTTCAAAATAGCACCATACAAACTGTTAAGGTTAATCTTCTTAACTAACTGACGTTTGTCCCAGTATTCTTCTTCAATCTTATTACCCGCAGCAATACATTCTTTTAGTTTGGCCTGCATCTCTTTACGTTCGGCATACCAACGTTTTAGTAGTCCTGGAATGATACCTTCACGTTCGTATGTAAAGATAGTACCATTAGCACTGATCATCCAAGGCTGATTACTTTCAAAAATTAAATCATAGATCTGTGCAGCACTTAGCGTATCGCTGCCACCACCTTCCCAATCGATGGTAATTTCTCTACCTACTTCTCGATCCATTACACTAGTATATTCTAAACTACCAAAGATACCTTCCCAAGCACCAGCAAAGCTACTGCCTTTTGCCATCTTTTCTTCAATAAAGGCTTTAGTACCATCTGGACGTAATTGACCAACAATAGTTTCGGGTCCCATATTCAACGCACGAATCGCACTTGGATACAGTGAGTTAATATCTAGTGAACCAATCCACTCGTGAATACCTTTCTTAGGAAACGCAACATACGCACCTGCTGCCGCAGTACTTTCATTAGGATCACGTTGCTGACGATTAGGTACAATCATTCCACGCTTGTGTGCTTCGTTAATAATAGCCTGTTCAGTCACAGCCACAGCACCCATTGTGGTTTGTAGCAATACGGTACACTCGTGTGCCAGTGTGTTAGCAAGATCCATAAACTTTAATTTCTTGTCTAGGTCATCTAATAGTTGACAGTCTTGTCTATTGTATTCAATAAACTTTTTAAAGTCATTGTTATAAAGTTGATCTAAAGTACCTTCATATTGTGTTTTAGTTTTACCAAGCTCGTATTCGGCAATAGCATCTAAACGATACGTGTGACGTTCTTCGTATGTGTACTTACGATACAATTCAAGACTGTCAAGATGCACACGACCAATGAAGTCATAGGTAATTGCAGTTTTGCCATATTTTTCATATTCTCGTTTTTTAGGAATTTGATTCCATAAACAGAATCTACGAGTATCTTCTTTTGATAGAACTTTAGTAACGCGGTTAACAGTATATGGAATATCAAAGCCTTCACTGTTCCAGCCACTTAATACGTCAGCATCTTGAATTAGATCTAAGAACGTGTCTAACATATCTGCTTCGTTGTCAAACAACATAGTGTTTGGAAATTCTTCAACCATTCGTTTAGCTTCATCCATACTAATTGTCTTAGGAGGAATAGCTAAACATACCATTGTTTCCATCCACTGTAGATAAACAGCAATAGCAGTAATAGGCATAAATGCATCTTCTGGCGATGCATATCCACGTTCTGGATCAAAGTCTACCTCAATGTCAAACCACGCCACATTTAATTTTGGCGCATCAGCATTTAGATAGTGGTCTTCTAGACAGCGATAAATTGGATTAATATCGCTTTCAAACAGTTTTTTGTTGGAATGTATCGCAAGTTCTTTGCGAAGTTCTTTTACGTTCTTACACGTGACACGAGTTAAAGGTTCACCTTTAATCGATTGAAATTTACCCTTAGGGTCTTGATAATAAAATAGATGTTTAGCAGGATAATCTTTATAATGTCTTTGACCTTTGTCATCTCGTTCGACAACATTGATCACATCCTGCTCTCTATCATAGAAAGCGTCTACGTAACTCAAATTTTTCTCCTATGTCATTTGCGGCTGACAAATACCTAAAATGCGGATTATGGCCTCGCCTACCATCTAACAATATTTATAACATTCTAATAAGGCCAACTGTATCTATGGTAGTAAGCAAGATGTAGTTAGCCAACATCCCAAACGATTTCCTAGTATAAGCAGCCCAACCATACATAGCGCAACCAGCAATCCAAATAGGATAGAGTACAAGTAATGGAGGGTTTGGGACAGTGATGGCCATAACAAAGCTACAACCAATACTGATAGCCCAAGCGAACAGCTCAATAATAAACCGAAAAGGATGACTGTTCCAATCATCTCTTATCCATTCGATAGTTCCGCCAAATACATTTGATAGAAAGTTCATTCTGGAATACGTTTAGTGATGCCAAGAATACCTTCAATCTCTTCCCACTCTTCTTCGTGTGATTTCCAGTTATCTTTGTGTGCAATTTTAATTGCTTTATTAATAATACTTGGTTTAATTTGTAGTTCTTCTGCAACTGCTTTAACAGTTTCTTTAAGACCTTCGTTTAGATCTTCTACTTCGCGTAGTACATTTGAACCTTCGTTGATAAGACGCTCAAGTTTTGCTTTTTCTTCCGGACCGTACATTCTAGCCATTGTGTTTTCTCCTATACGACTATTATATAGTCAATAAAAAAGCCAGTCAACAAATGACTGGCTTTTCTTTACCGTTTGGTAAAATTACTTTTGGTCTTCGCTTAGTACGTCGTACATTTCAAATGCACCGCCCATACGCTCATAAACCAAACCTGCATAAACTTCTTGTTTGGTAGACTCAGTAAACTTAGCTGATGCAACACGTTGAGCCCAAGCAAACAATTCTTTGTCTGTTGGATCAATTTGTTGTTGACCGCCACTTTCTTGAACTAGCTGGATCATTTGTTTGAAAGTTAATTTCTGTTCAACTGATTCTTTAACTGGACGCTTTTTACCTTTTGGCATCATAGCACTTTCGTTCTTCTTGCCAAAATATTTTTCTTGTTTGGCTGACATACCTTTCTTGCCATCTTTCTTGTCACTACCTTTGTCAGCAGCAGCTTTTTTCATTGGCTCTTTCTTGTCACCGTCTTTATCAATATCTAAGAAATCTGGTTTAGCAGCTTCTACCATTTTAGAAAACTTAGCTTTGAATGCTTCTGAATCGATAGATTCTTTTTTAGCTTTCTTTTTAGACTTTGGTGCATCTTCATCATCGTCTGCCTTTTCTTCACTACCACCGTAGGCCTTATTGCTTTTGTGAACAATACCTGTTTTAGTTTTTTCAACAGTACCTGTAGCAATGTTTTTCTTATCGCCAACTTTCATTTCTTCTTTTACTTCTTCTTCTTTTTCTTCAGCTTTTTTCTTAGCTTCAGCAACATATGAAGAAGTGCCTGCTAGTACACGTAGTTGTGCATCTTCGTTGAGTTGTACGGCCTGCGGTAAAACCGGAGCCTTAGGAGTTTCAATGGAATCATCCATCGAACTAATTTTATTAATAAGTGATTTGAAATCCATTTTCATCTTCCTTGATATTTTTTCTGTAACCATTGCTCGACGAGCTCAGTTTTAACTTGATGTTGTACTGACTCTTCAAAATCTCTAGGACCTTGTTCAATTTGTCCTGCTGCAATCTTTTCATATTCAAGATAATGATACACACTTGAAATATAATCAGAAGCTTTGGTAATTTTAGCTTGGACCCATCCGTCCAATTCTTCGCCTTCTTCGATCATCTTAAACAGTTTAGCAGAATATTGAGCTAACTTATAAAGGTCAGCTTTTGCCATTTTTGCTTCGTGATCGTCAGGTTGTTGCTTTTCTAAGTCCATATTATATTTATCTTTTAATAGCAGAGCCACCACCAAACAAGCTAGACTTCATATCTAGTGCGTTTGCGGCTGTACCATCCTTCTTTTTAGGCTGTACAACTTTAGGTTGAGGGGGTGCTTTTGTGCCGCTGCCGGTTTCTGGGCTTCCTGTATAGCTCTTTTTACCACGAGCTTTACCTGGGCTCAGATGCGGAGCATCTACAGTGGCTATATTTCCTGCGGAAGTTGCACCTGCGGTAGCCGATTCTAATATATCACGTATTTTCATAATATATTATTTATTCCTGCCCGATTTCATATTAGCACACCAATGGGCCATACGTGCTTTTTCACCCGATGAATTTTTAGCAGTTTTGCGTAAACTTGAAACACTGGCTTTACAATTTACTCCGCTACGTTTGGCAAGTCCTTTGCGTCCAGGTTTCTTTCCATCAGCGAAATTTTCTACATTATAAGTAGGATCTGTTTTTTGACGTTTCATATTTTTAGGCTGGTTAGGATCAACAGGATCAATGTCGGTTGTTGTTAGACCTGTTTTTTGTAACGCCTTGATATATTCGTGTTCTTCTTCTTCGCTACCGAAAGATAAAATAGTACTAGGAGGTCCCTTACCAAAATCGTGTTTGCCAAGGCCTTTTAGATCACTAATGTGCTGGCCTAATTTATACCAATCGTATACGTCGGATACATCAACTTTTACCGTACCCTTAGGCATTGTGGGCTTAGTTTCAGGACCTTGTGGTTTTTCGTTGGGGTGCTGATCCTCAACTTTCTTTTTTACAATAAATTCTTTTGCTCTCATTTCATTGCCACTTTATAATCTTGAAACTTTTCTTTTCTATCAGGCAAACCTTTTAAACCTGAGTTGATTGGTTTAGTAGCAGCTCTGGTATTACTAAAGTCATCTACTTTAGGTTGTACACGATTCTGCCAAAACCATACAGCAACTTTAGCAGCCACTTCTGGTTTTTCTACAAGTTCTGGTTTATTAACAAGATCTAAACCTAGTGCGTTTCCTGCTTGTTTATAATTGTATTTTCCAGTAAGCTGTATATAACCTCTACCCTTAAATCTTTCTCCGTCACCAGGACGATCGTTTCCTAATGTAACTGCTTTGGGATTAAAGTTTTTTGGTTTTTTAGTTTTAGAATCAATAATAGTCTTACCAGTCTTTTTATCTTTAGCAAACTTAGGTTCATATTTTTTAAAATAGTTTGAACCACCGTACTCAACCATCGACTTAAAGTTGTGTGATTCGTGTGCTGTTTGTGCTAGAAATTGTGCCAGTTCTTCGCCTTTAATGCCAGCGGCAACTGCGGCTTGTGTTAAAAACTTTTCGTGTGGACTACCAGATACTAAATGTTTAGGAACTGCATCTTTGGCAATTGTGTCAACACCTTTTTTAAAGTCGTTTTTTTGATCAACTTTAGCAACTATTGAGGTTGGTTCTTTTTCTGCTTGACTTGATTTATATGCATCGTATGCAGAATTTCCTGCACCTAATGCAGCAGCACCTAGTGTTCCTGCTGCTACCCAGTCTTTCCAACCTTCGCCAACCGCCCCTCCGACTCCTGTCCCGCCATCGCCACTGTAGCCTGTAGCAAACCCGTAACCGCCGTAGGGTCCTGGCCCGTAGGCAGCCCAGCGTGGTTTACGCTTACGCTTTTTCTTTTCTACAATGGTAAATTCGCTAGCTCTCATACTTTTGAATACGGATTTATTTTTTCGTCTGAGTCTATACTTTGTGGTTCAGGATAAACAAGATAGTCCTGTTCAGCTAACGAAGGATCATTCCAAACATTACGATTGTTCCATATTCGTGCTTCTGGTAGCGGGCCGCAGCCTAAGCGATTCCATTCTGATTCGGAATAAAAATATCCTTTAACTGGTTTCATACTGAAAAGCTACTCCCACATCCACAGGTTGTTTGTGCATTAGGATTCTTAATACTAAATTGAGATCCTTTGATATCCTCTTGATAATCAATAACAGCACCGGTCATATATTGCATACTCATAGAGTCAATGACTAATTTGAATTTTTCATCTAATGGAATTTCCCAATCGTCATCATTTTTTGAATCGTCAAACGTAAATCCGTATTGAAAGCCAGAACATCCTCCGCCTTGAACAAAGGTGCGTAACATTAAATTTGGATTGTTTTCATCAATCAATAAGTCTATGACTTTTTGTTTTGCTGATTCTGTAATTTCAATCATACTGGTTTTTCTCCGGTTAGGTAAGGTTTACTGAACCACAATTTAAACCATTCGTCAGTACCAGGTTTAATATTATGTTTTTTCATTAGTTCGCCTTTTTCATTTCCAGTAATACTTATATTGCTGCCTTCATAGGCCTTTAAACCTTTGAATTCAGTAATGCCAGCAAGACGTTTAATTTGAGATAGTTCGTCCATCACTTATCGTTAGTATACAAATCACTAGGAGCAATAGTAATAGTTTCTGGATCACGACCGTCTGCTTTAAACTTAGCTTTTAATTTGTCCATTACTGCTCGAGCGTGATCATCATTCTCAAAGTCTTTCCACTTCTTACCTTTGATATAAACTGAATAAGGTGTACGTGGACGGCCTGTTCTTTGAGCAACATACGCATCACTCCAACCTTCTTCAACACCTTCGGTAGCCTGCTCTCCAGTAACGTATACTTTCCATTCTTTACCGGTTGCATTGGATTTTTTCTGAGCCCAACTTTGTAGCTGATGATAATGATCTTTTTCTCGTTGATCGTCAGCATAGTAGCCGCGACCCTTAAACACTTTCCACTTCTTACCGTTGATATAGACAGCAAAGTTATTAGGAGGTTCAGTATTACCTTCATCCCAGTCTTCTGGATCTCTATATCTCTCATCCATAGGAATACGATCTTTCTTATGTTTAACATTGCCTTGTTTTTCGGCACGTTTCATATCTTTGTGTGCGCCAGCACCTGCAGTTTTTTGATTTTTAACTACAAAATTGCGTGGCTTACTTGCCGGTATAAATTCTTTTGCTTTCATTATGATCTCTTTTGCTTAGGACCTTTACGAGTTTTCCATTTCTTATCAGTTGAACACCAGTAGCGTCCATAACCTTCTTCAAGACTTTCACTTATACCCATACCTTTACGAACAGCATCAAACATTGGTTTAGCATATTCTCCGGCACCGGTAGCTTCTTGGAAACCTTCTAGATCATTATTAGCAGCCGCAGCTCTTGCCTTGCTAGCACTTACTCCACTAACGCCAGGACTATCTGGATCTCTTTCACCCGACGATACAAAATCTAATACTTCAAATTTATAAAATCCGTGTGCTTTGCCTTCAACACCGTTGTAGTCTGATATTAATTTTTTAAAAGATTCTAATCTATCACTACCTGCAACAAATGTGGCATTGCGATATCCTTGATCATATAGATAGCTTGCAACTTTACCAATAGTGTTAAGTGATGAATCTTCTACTACGTGTTCAGCATAATTAGGATGTATTGCTTTGATAAAATTAATTTTTTCGCTGTAACTTAACGGATTTTCTTTTTTATCTTGAGTCTGACTAACAAAAATTTTATAATCTCCTCCCTGTGCAGCCATTGTTTTAAACACTTGTTCGTGACCAACGGTGGGAGGATTCATTCTGCCAAAGCAGAATGTTACGTGTTTGTTATCGGCTTCAAATAATTCAAGAAGCTTCATAGTCACCTTTCTTTAAAAACTGTTCTTGTTCTTCTGCAAAACGTTTTGCTAGTTCAATAATTTTTTCTTTAGGAAATTTTTCTGATCGATCATCAATTTCAAATTTTTGACAATAGTGATTAAGACAGTTTTCAATTGGTCTAATGTAAACTTTGAATACATTAGGATTTCCTTGATGTTCTTTGTGTCTTTTTACTGCTGGAAAAAAATATTGGTCAAGCATTTTATCGTCGTTATCGATAAAAAATTTAAGATCATCTAACCAATTGACTTCCTGATCGTCTTGTTTAGGAGCACCAATTGGGCTAAACATTTCTTTTAATAACATTACCAGCTCCTGCAAGACCAGTAACGTGCTTTCCAACGCGGACCTGGATTTTTACAATTATGACGAGCACGGAATGATTTTCTGCGCTTAGGATTAGATTTCTTAATACGCATTTTCTTGTCGCCAAAGTTTACTTTGACAATTTTACCGTTAGGCTTGCGTACATATACTTTTGATTTTTTAACATCGCCTGGTAATTTTTTACCTAGCGGAACTTCTTTACCGTGATACTTGGCTTCGTCTGTTTGTTCTTCTTCTAGATCTTCGCCCATCTTAACACAGTTGTCTACACGCTTGCCACCTTTCATCTTGGTGCCCATACGCTTGTAACCTTTCCAACAGGCTTTGCCATCAAGACCTTTTTGTTTTTCTTCGTTAACTACTTCGCCTTCTAAAAAGGTTAACCCTTCATTAGTTAACATTTCTAATGCTGTGTCGTCTAGTTCGATAACAATACCGTCTTGTAAAATATCTACAATTTCAGTGGCAATTTCGTGATCTTCTGAAAAGCTAATGCCAAATGCATCACCTATTTCAAATTCTTCCGCAAAGCCTTTAGATTTAGCTTCTTTTTCTAGATCTGATCTGCGTTGATCAATAGCAGCGGAAATTTCAGGATCTGCTGATGCTACAGGATCCGCTTCGAGATCGTCTAATGCTTGATGTTTAGCCTGTAGATCTTCTTTGTCTTTTAATGCTGTTTCGCTGATAATAGCGTCTAGTTTAGATAATAAGTCTCTCATAGTATGTTCCAAAAGGTCATACTATATTTATCGTTGATTACAACTTAGTAATTATAACGAATTTCTGTAATTGTGCCCTGTTCTAGCTGGTAAGCAGCACGAATGTAGACAAATTTTCCAGTAAAACTACGTGTAGCACTAGCTACAATGGGGGTACTATCTAAAGCGTCTAGGGGAGATGCTAGTAATGTAGCAGGATCAACTAATGTAATATCGACCCAGTCTAATTCTCCGGGATACAATTCTAAAGTTCCTTGGATTTTAACAGATCCTTTAAAATTGTCAAAGTCAAACACTAGCGTATGTGTGCCGTTATTATTCTTTTGATACCCAGCAGCCTTATTTTTATTAGAATATTGCCAAACAGACGGCTGAGAATCGTTGGCTGCATTTGATAATAAAACTAGATATTCTGTGGACATCAGTTATTTATCGCTAACAATGTAATTATAAATGCGACCTATTACTTCAGAATTTCGCAATTTAAGCATTAACAGTGTAGATTCGTCTTCTACTAGTATATATCTACGATCCCAGTTCCAGTCAGTGTTTAAAAACCACCTTTGAACCGCTTCTGTGCAAGTTACCTTAGGTTCCTGACGTCTAACCCAGTCGATATATTTTTGTTTACCTTCTTTATCACCTGCCATTTTGTGCGGTAATAGATATACTCTGTATCTATAACGATTGTGAGGCAATTTTTTAACAGATACAGCTGAATGTGAATCTGTTAAAAGATTAATAGTTAGTGGGTCTGGTTCAAATCTATGTATTAATGATTCTTTAAATTCTGTTGATAAAGACTCATAAAAGTTTTTATCATTGGTATAAAGATCTATAGCATTATTTTCAATACGTTTAGTCCATTCTTTAGCGTCATACTTTTCTAAAAAAGAGCAAAGATTAAAAATCTGATCTCTATTTTGAAGTGCTTTAGCATACATTGTATATGGACGGTCGTCCGGCTGGGCATTAGTAATATAGTCTTTGATATGATCTAGACTTTTATATCGTAGAATGCCGCAGCCAGTTAGACGTAGGCTAACTTTATACAACCATTTATTATAAAATCTTCTACTCGTTAGTTTCGTTTTCTGTAACATCATCTTGTTCTGCTGTTTTAGCAGCCTCCAACGCCCTCTGAGCTTTAATGGCTTTCTTTTCTTCTTTGGTTAAAGGTTTAGGGATTTCGCTGACCGTAAATGTTAGATCGTTGTCTACAATCTCAATATTAACACGACCACCGTCAACTAGATCGCCAAACAATACTCGACGACTCAGCGGAGATTTAATCTTGTTATCAATTAAACGTGCTAGTGGACGAGCACCCATCTTTTTATCGTAACCTTTTTCTGCTAACCATTTAGCGGCAGCGGTAGATAATACAAGTTCAATTCCTTTGTCTTTTAGTTGAGTATTAAGCTCGCCAACAAACTTCTTAACAATTTGTACAACTGTGTCAGAACTAAGGCCAGCAAACTTAATAATACCATCTAATCGATTGCGGAATTCTGGAGCAAAGAATTTCTTAACTGCTTTATCATCTTCACCGTCACGAGCCAATTCACCAAATCCAATAGTATTATTTTCGTTATCTCTAGCACCTAAGTTACTGGTCATAATTAAAATACAATTACGACCGTCGGCTTGTTTACCATTTGATCCTGTAATAAAACCGTTATCCATAAATGCTAGTAAAATATTAGTAACATCCGGATGTGCTTTTTCAATCTCATCTAATAATAAAATAGAATTAGGATGTTCCTGTAATTTAGTAATTAATTGACCAGCATTATCTTCGTAACCAACATATCCTGGAGGAGCACCAATAAGTCGAGACACAGAATGTTTCTCTTGATATTCACCCATATCAAAGCGAATCATTTGCATACCCATTTTATCTGCAAGAACTCTGGCAGTTTCTGTTTTACCAGTACCTGTAGGACCCAAGAACAAGAACGAACCGATAGGTTTGTTAGGATGTTTCATACCTGCTTGACTTACAAAAATCTTATCAAGTAATGTATCTACAGCCGCATCTTGACCATACACTGCTGCTTTCATCCCACCTTCTAAATCAGCAAGATTTTTACTTTCTTTTTGTGCAACAGTTTCTAACGGCATATTGATCATTTTGCTAAGTTCGTATGTAACTTGTTCAATGTCAACAATTTGCTCAATGCCTTCCATTCCATCTTCGTCTTTTAACTTATAACGGGCAGCGGCACAATCTAAAATGTCAATAGCTTTGTCTGGCAATTTTTTATCTGCCATATACTTGATAGATAGTTTAACTGCCTGTTCGATGGCTGCATCACTGATCTTAACATTGTGATGTTTTTCGTAATACTTCTTAATGCCTTTGAGAATCTTAATAGTCATTTCCTGACTAGGTTCGTCAATAGTAACACGCTGGAATCGACGCATTAGAGCACGATCACTTTCAAAGTGCTTGCGATATTCTTCCCAGGTAGTAGATGCAATTAATTTAATTACACCCTTGGTAAGGATAGGCTTTAACATATTAGCCATATCATTACTGCTGTTATTAGCAGCACCAGCACCTTGCATCATATGTGCTTCGTCAATGAAAAGAATAATCTTTCCTTTCTTTTCAAGTGCAGTAAGAACAGCCTTGACACGTTCTTCGAAGTCACCTCGATACTTACTACCAGCAAGCAACGAACTGATGTCTAAGGTATAAACCTGATGATCTTGAATAAATTTAGGAACTTTCTTTTCAAAGATCTTTTTAGCAAGTCCTTCTGCAATAGCAGTCTTACCAACACCTGGATCACCAACCATTAGTACGTTTGCTTTGTTACGACGAGCAAGCACTAGTTGAATTTTTTCAATTTCATCATCACGACCAATTACTGGATCAATTTTACGTTGTTTTGCTTTTAATGAAAGGTTGGTACAAAATTGATTCAAAATTCGATCCGCTTGGTTAGAGTTAACAACACGATTTTCTTCTAATTCTTCTTCTTCGTGGACAGCAATGTTTTCTTGGAAATACTTAACAAATTTTTCTTTGGTTACTCCGCCTTTGCTTAGAAAGTAAAAACCAAAGCTATTTTTTTCACTGAGTACACTGGTAATAACATCAGCAACTTCCATACGTTGACGTCCGCTGAATAATACCTGTGTAAAGCAACGATTAAGCACACGCTCTACACTGTTGGTTTTTTTAGGTTTATAATTTTGAGTACCTTCAATCTTAATGTCATTGAGATTGTTTTTAAGATAATGTTCTAAATTTGTTTTGATAAATTTAGCATCGGCACCAAAACTTTCTAATAGTGCATATGATTCCTCATCGCACATAATACTATACACAATATGTTCAATTGTGATATATTCGTGATTAAGTTGACGAGCAGTGCTTACAGAATTTTCAAAAATATTCTGCAAATTTTGGCTTGGTTCGATCATTATTTTACTTTCCTAATTTTCTTCATAGCTAAGTTTAACTTCATCTGTGATACTTTGTCAACAAAACAAATGCCATCTAAGTGATCTAACTCGTGTTGAAAACATTTTGCTAGATACCCATCTATTTTAATTTCGTTGATATTACCTTTGCTATCTTGATATTCAGCCACAACCCAGGTTGGCCTTTTAACCATTAAGAATAAATCTGGGTAACTTAGACACCCTTCTTTATCCAAAACCATTTCGTCGCTTGCTTGAATAATTCTAGGATTAAACAATGCAAATGGTGCAGGAAATCCTGGAATGATGTTACTGCCCATAACAAAAACTCTTTTTGCTAAACCAACCTGATTGGCAGCAAGTCCAATACCATTATTAGCTAACATAAAATCAATTAATTCTTTTTCAAGAACTTCAGCGTCTTGATCCTGATCAAAATTCCAAGGATCGCTTTTTTGAACAAGAGTTTGATGTGGTCCTAATTTAAAGTTCATCTTTTAGTTTTCTTATTTTTTCAAGTTGATTGTTATTAAGATTTTTTGGTATTGCTACTTTAATTCTAATTAAAAGATTACCCCGTTGTCTGGTTCTCATATGTGGAAGTCCTTCGCCTTTACAACTTAGAATTGTCTCGGACTGTGTTCCTGATGGAACTGTGATACTTAATGTTTTATTGTCTAAAGTTTTGATATTCATTGTAGAACCTAACATTGCGTCCCACACACTGATTTCTTTATCAAAGACCAACGAGGTGCCTTCTCTTTTAAACAGTGGATGTGGTCGAATAACAACATTAACTAATAAATCGCCGGGGCGTAAATCTGGAATAGAGTGATCACCCATTCCTTCGTACCTAATTTGTTGACCATTATCAATTCCCGGTGGAATATGAATGTTGATCATTTTATTTTTACCGCCTGGTACATTTAATTCAGCACTGACATCCTTACCAGTTAGTACTTCTTCTAAGGTAATCTCTACGTTGATATTAAGACTTTTATTTCTGCGTTGAGGACGCTGATTAAATCCAAACCCAAAATTACCAAAAATGTCGTGTAAATTTTCTGTACCAAAGTGGAATTCAAACGGTCCTTGATTAAATCCACCGCCTTGTTGATTAGGATCCATTCCAGCATCGATCATTCTGCGTTTTTCTGGATTGCTTAAAAATTCATAGGCCTGATTAACTTCTTTAAATTTCTTTTCATCACCACCGCGATCAGGGTGATGTTTCATCGCCATACTGCGATAAGCCTTTTTAATATCGGCGTCAGATGCACCTCGTTTTAATCCTAGTGTAGCGTAATAATCCATAGTTATATTATATGATAAAAAAAGGACTACGTCAAGCAGTCCTTTTATTTAATGTTGATTTACTGAGCTCGAATTATTTCTTAGGAGCCTTTTCTGGAACTTTAGTGCCTTCGTGCTTCTTATGTACTTTTACAGTTTTGCAATCTTGTTTAATTGAGCCATCTTTATTTTTTACAGGTTTGCCATCTTTGCCTTGTACATCTAAACAAACTTTTTTAGTTTTTGGAGCCTCTGGCGCATCTGCTGCCGATACTGGCATAGCAAATGCCGCTGTTAGAATTAATGCTACAAATGTTTTCATAATTTTTCCTTTATTAAAGTTCTGGATCAGCGTCTAGCATTGGACCAGGTTTTCCTGATGCTGATGTAAATGTTGCTGGTTTAGCAGCCGGTGTGCTATAGCTTGGTGTAAACGTTGGAGCCGCCGCCGGCTTAGGAGCACTAAAACTTGGAGCCGCCGCAGGTGCTGGAGGAGTATAAGATGGAGTTGCTGTTGGAACAGCTAGCCCGCCATTATTTGCACCAGCAATTTTTTCTTGTGTTCTACCAAATGCCGCAATACCTAAAATAGCACCCATTGCCATATGGAACAATCCAGCCCCTTGTAGCGTGATTGGCATCCATTGAGTTTCTACTTTGCCACCACCCATAGTTTGTAAAAGACCCCAAAGGATTGGAAATAATACAAAGTCAGCCATACAGACAGCCATATACATCCAGCCCATCATTGGACGCCATTTATTATTCATCCAATCTTCTTTTTTCTTTTCTGACTCACTCATTTCGTGGTAATTTTTTTGTTCGCTCACTGTTCGCTCCTAATTGTGAATATAATACTATTTAACTGCTTTGTCAAAAATCTCTTTTTGCTCTTTGTGCCATTGTAACCAAGCATCTACTTTAACACGACATTCGTAATAAGTGCTGTAATTAACAACTACAACGTCAAGCAATTTACTTAATTCTTGAGTATTCTGTGCTGCTTCTTGTAATTCTGGGCAGGCTTTTTGTAATTCTGGCGGAATATCTGGAAACTTAGGTGCTGTAGTTAAACAACCTGTAAGTAATAATGTTGGGATTAGTAATAGATATTTCATTTACTTTCTCCTAACTTTCTATTCTTTGCTGCCGCATTGTGAATGTCAATTGCTTCTGGAACAACTTTACATTCTTTATCGATAAGTTTTTCAACTTCTTTAATACGGTCACGATAGACCACAGTATTTTCTTTAACCACTTTAACTTTTTCTACAATCTTAGTTTGAATTTTATTGTTAGCTTCAACAGCTTGCTTTTCAGCTAGTGCTGCACGTTCTTCAGCTATGCGTAATTTTTCACGCCAACTAGCTTCAACATCATACCCGCCTTTGAAATAAATTCCTGCAACAAGTAATACAGCACTGACAACTTGAATTAACAAGTGATATGGTGCCAGTGCTGGAAACTTATTTAAAATTCTATGTAAAACAAAGAATGAAAGGAATGAGCCAATCGCACCGATGATTAAGATAGTGTTTACTATCCATAACAATAAACTATCAGGTACGAAAGATAACATCCACATATTAAACTCCAAAAACGTGTAGTGCGTGGTTGTAATGTTTGATACGATCTTCTAGACCAATTGTACCACCGTTGATGCGCTTGGTCAATGTTAAGATGTCGCCTTTGTCTGCCCATTGATTTAGGTTATTGCTTTCCCAGAACCAGCAAGCTGATTGAACAGCACCTTCAAATGTTGCTAGGTATTCAGGAACTTCTTCAACTTCCATATCTAAACTACCCGCAAACAGTGTGTAATTGTTTTTACCAGTTAACTGAATAAGACCGCGACCACAGTAACGGAATCCGTCACCGCTGGCTTCGTCGCCGTTGCCCATACGATTAGCATAAACTCTGTTAGCAATCATTTCCTGTTTGTTTGCATATTGAGCTGCAATAGCATCGTCTGGGAAATACTTAGGAAATACCTTACGCAGACTTGCCGCTTTATAGTTTAAATTTTCTTTCAATAATCTAAAGCCGCCACTTTCGTGAGCACACTGCGCAATAAATGCCGCTACTCGTTGTGGGGTGTTAATTTCATACTCAGGAAGAATTTCGCTTAATGCATCATACCACTGATCTACATATGGATTTCCGTGAAGCATTTCTGCTAGTTGTTCCTTGGTAAAATTAAATGTAAAACTCATTATTAGATCCTTTTCAATAACATAGAACGATTACCATTGTTGAAAACAAATGTTTCTCCAATCTTATTAATGCTGTAATCGCCTAAAACTTTTGTAAGCCAAAATACTTCGCTAGTTGCCGCTTCGTCGACAGAATAGCCATCTGCTATACCTTCTAAGATAGATTCTGTTGAATCATCTTTAATCATTTCAAGTTGAACTTTATTACCAAAGTGCTTATGGATGGTAATAACATTTCCATCTATAGTTAGATCGTCCATAAGTGTTTTGCTAAAGAAACGTTTGATACCTTCAACTCTTACTCGAGTTACAAATCCGTCATAGTCTATTGCAGTTAATGGAATATGACTTTTTAAATTTTCTTCTGTGGCTTCGTGTATCTGACCTTCTTTGTGATACTTAAATTTAAAATCATCAATGCCTGTTAGTTTACGAACACCGTAAGTTAATTCTTTAATTTCTTCTGCAAGTTTTGGAGATCTTGAAAGTTCCACAAACACAGAATATTCTCCGTTGTTATCTTCACCCGAACTAACATCGGCATCTAAAACAAAGTTGTAACCCTTTTCGATAAACTCCATTAAGTCTTTTGCAGGGGATCTATCTTTTACTTTAAAGCTAACAACACATACGTCACGATCCTCTCCCATTTTACTACGGAAAGTATCTACTTCAAATGTTGGATGGACCATTTCTTTTAGGTCATCTGGACGTAGTCCCTCGTTAAGCTGCTGGTGCATTAGCCATCTCCTGTGCCTGTACTTCTGCTGGATCAATAGTAGCATTAACTCCAGATGCTCCAACTATATCTTCTATTTTATTTTTATCTAATTCAGTGTAGCCTCTATTAATGTCGTGCATTAATTTTTTAGGCATAGCAATTTTAATCATCCATATTGGCTCTTGATCAATCTTGCCTTTGCGTGTACCAGGACGAATATCATCTGGCGTTTTAATTTTACGAACTTTGGCAATTTGACTTTCAGCCACTTGAACTCTACAGCCGTATTCTAATAGACGTTTGCCGCCTGCTGGTTCGGGCATCTGTTCTTTAGGCCACATAAATGTACACTCAACGTAATAGCGACTTTCTTTAGGTCCTTCAACTAGCTCACCGTCAATCCAGTTGTCGTAAACATATACATCTAATTCGTCAATAACACGCTCAAAATCTTTAAGTAAATTTAAGCTATTGTTAGACCCGTAAATAGTCTCTATGTTTTGTATAATATCTTTAATATCAGCCATAATATCTCCCTTTGTATTTATCGTCAAAACTTAAACATAACTTATAATATTTTTGCCACCGACTTAAATACATTTGTGTTCGGTCACGGACACTACGGTTTATAGGTCCGTGCCTAACACTTACAGGAGGGCTAACCTTAATATGAAGCGAAAAAGAGCGCAAACGCAGCAAAAAGAGCAGTATGATGTACGATTCCAAGCCAATGTTATAAATATTGACCATCGTTTAAATGAAAAACGCAAACGAGTTCAAATATATCCTAAAAACTTAAGTCAAGAGACTTACCTACTAAAACTCAACGATCCTAGTAAAATGATTATATTCGCTATCGGCCCAGCCGGTACGGGTAAAACTATGCTGGCCGTACAGTGGGCTATTGATCAACTTAAGTATGGCGGAGCCGACAAAATCATCATTACACGCCCTGCTGTATCAGTAGACGAGGAACACGGTTTCCTCCCAGGTGACTTGAATGAAAAGATGGCACCTTGGACCAAGCCTATTTTTGATGTATTTTCCGAAAACTTTAATGCTAGAGAAATCGAAAATTTTGTGAGAGAGGGGGTGATTGAAACCAGTCCTCTAGCATATATGCGTGGAAGAACATTTAAAAACGCTATTGTTATTGCAGATGAAATGCAAAATGCAACACCAAGCCAGATGAAAATGTTGCTGACTCGATTGGGAACTGGTTCAAAGATGGTAGTTACAGGAGACCTACAACAAGCAGACCGCCCTTCAAACAACGGATTACTAGAATTCCTGCAATTGTTTAATAACTTTACAGGACACACGTATGTTGATGTTTGCCACTTTACTGTGGAAGACGTTGAACGTCACGAAGCTGTTAAGGAGATTTTAGCAATATACGGAGACACTTAAGGAAGGTAGGGGGTCAATCGATCCCCTAACATTCTTTTATAAAAATCTAACATATCATCGTATTCGGCTTCTGGATTAAGGCCGTTCTTGACTACTTTTTTGTCCTTGAAATCGAGGATAACCTTTGCAGTCTGTAAGTGTTTCATTCTTAAATTATTTTTAAATTCAGTTACTTCATCCCATAACCCGTTGGGCTTCTGAATGTAACTAACAATCATATAACGTTCACTCATCAATTTTCTCCACAATTACCCCAGACTTCTTAAGAAACTCAACTCCATCGTCGTTGCGATAAGAGTTACGATAGAACACACTGTTAATCCCAGACTGATATATAAGTTTGGCGCAGTCCAAGCAAGGGGAATGAGTAACAAAGAGAGTAGCGCCATCACCAGATTCAGTGCTTTTTGCAAGTTTAGCCAGAGCGTTTGTTTCTGCGTGTAAGACTTCCGGTCTTGTTTTGAGTTCATACCTTGTACCATCTTCTTCTAAATATTGCCACCTCTGTTCAATTTCTTCTAGGCTCAGCCAGCCGCCTTCGTCGCCACTTGAATATACTTTGTATTCACAATCATTATCCCACCCGGCCGGCATTCCGTTGTATCCAATGCTGATAACACGATCATCTTTAACAACAATGGCACCTACGTGTAGTCTACGAGCGTGACTAAGTTCAGCAAATATTTCTGCTGTTTTCATATAGGCTTTTTTAAGTTTTGGTTTCATTCTACTGGGTTTCCGTTGTGGTCTACTTCAATCCAGGTGTAATCACCTAGCCATTTGACCTTACAGATATAATTATACTCTTCTGGAGGACTAGAGCTCCAGTCCTGAGGGCCAGTGTGTGTTAATCTTGTAAAATTCTTTTTTGAATCATAGACTAACCAATACGTCTGTCCGTGATATGTTTGAAAATCATACTTTGCAGAATGAACTGCATCTGTAATTTCTAATCTGCGCTTAATGCTGGCTGCTTGTTTTTGTAATACTTCAACCAGTTCCATTATGCGATTGTATTCTTGTTGCCCGTGCATACGAGCAACATTAACCATTATGTCTTTTTGTCGTTCAACCGGAATTAAATCAAACGCAGGTCCGCCTACTTCTGTAGGATAAGGTGTAACATTCTTGTTAAAAAATGCTACAAGCCCATTATCTATGTTAGCATCAAAGCTGTTAGCACCTTTTGCAACGTTTGATTTTTTATCAGACATTAAGTTTTGACAATCTAACTAATGTAGCCGCAAGATTAATTTCTGGATCAGCACAGATTGTGTGATCAACTAAACCTTGTTTAATTATGAGAATGGCTTTGTCTTGATTTTCTTCGCTACCAAAGATACTAAGGTTATCATAGAGCCAACGATAAACCTCCTCCATTTCTTCTGCACGTAATTTTCCACACAACAGCTTACGAGCTTCTGTGATTTTTCCAGCAGTAAACAATGATACCATATCAAACTTCCAATCGGCTTCACCGCTGTCTCCGGCATTAGCAGCACCTAGCTTACCTTCTTGTACATTTTGTTGTACTAGATTAATACACTTACGTAGATCTGGATAGGTCACCTTTACATAAGCATCTAAGGTGTCAAGATCAAATTCGACATTTTCTTCAACAAGGATTGTTGCCACACGAGCAGTAAACTCTGTTTGATCTGTACGTTCTACGTGAAAGCCTTGACAACGACTATGTAATGCTGGAATGATACGATTAGGATAGTTGCAGGTTAAGATAAATCTTGAAGTACTGTGATATTCTTCCATAACTCCACGCAACGCTGCCTGTGCGTTAGGTGATAGATAATCAGCCTCGTCAAGCAACACAATCTTAAACGGACCAAACGGAATCATCTGCACAAAGTTTGTAATTTTATCACGAACATCGTCAACTGAGTTAGTACGACTTGCGTTAATCTCTAACACATCATAATCTTCGATACCTAGCTCGTGAATAAGGATTTTTGCCAGTGTGGTTTTTCCAATACCAGCACTACCGCTTAATAATAAATGCGGAATGCTTTTATCTTTAATCCAGGTTGCAATTTGATTGCGTTGATGATCATCTCTAAACACATAGCCGTCCACGGTACTTGGACGATATTTTTCTACCCAAAGTTCTTTCATTCTTTTGCCTTATTAATAATGTTATCTGCTATTATACTATTTTTACCGTCAATAATCGACAGTTCGTGTACTCGATCTGCACAGTTGTGTATATCCTCGGACAATGTAGAATCGCCAGTTTCTTCTAACACTTCACGAGCTATTTCGTGTAGAGCTATAACGAAGTCTACAAGTTTGATATTTCTCACACCAATTCCTCTAGTATTCCCAAACCTTCTGCTGCAATTAAAAGTGTACCGGCGGTTATGACAAATATCTCAAAATTGAATGATTCTACCCCAGCCATAATTAATGCTACACCTGCAACGATTCGAATTACACTTTTAGCAAGGCTAACATAAAAATGTCCTTTGCTAGTATCTTTAGGTTGTATATTCATTATTTGATCACAAATGGTGCAAGTGTGGGTGGAACCCAGCCTACGGGTTTCAATACTTTCCCATCTTCACGCTTACGCACCTTGCCAGTTTCTTTATCAATCTTGGCAAAGTTAGTACTCATAACTTCTTTCCAAGCACCTTCAGCATCTGCACCCATACTATGGATAGCTCCAATTGTAACAACTAAAATATCAATCAACGCATCTAACTGTTCGATTTTATCATCATTTTGCACAGCCACTGACAGTTCTTGAGTTTCTTCAGCAATTAAATTAAGATACATTGAGTACTGTGCTTCGTTATAACCTTCGACTGATTGATCGCAGGCTTTCATAAATTTTTCTTGATCGCGAAATGCGTTTGTCATTATAATTTCCTATGTTTTCTGTTTATATCTTCTACACGACCTAGTAATTCTAACTCTATTCCTAAATCTAGGCTTTCTTCTAGTATAGCAGCAATGTCTTTAGGAAAGCAAGAGCCTCCCCAGCCATATTGACCATCTGGACCTGGAACATCCATATGTGTACTGCCAATTCTTGAATCAAAAATGGAAAGGTATTGTAGATCCTTCCATTCTACAGATTCAGCATCTGCTAATTTTTTAAAATCGTTCATAAAGGTTACCTTAGTGGCAAGATAACTATTCATCATATATTTGTATAGAGCCGCTGTTTCAATCGACACAATTATATGTTTGTCTTGAGTTAAGTTACGACCGTGCTGAATAATTTTTCTAGCAACCACACACCATTCGTAATCCCCGCCAAGCACACAATAGTCTGCATTAGCGTAATCTCTAACAGAATCTGCCTGTGTTAAAAATTCTGGACTGTGTACAATATTTGGATATTCTTGTTGTAGCTGTTTGTAAACACTAGGCGGCGCTGTGGTTTTACAAATAATAGGAATTGATTTATTGATATTAACAAACAATAATTCTTTTAGAGTCTGTTCTAGAATAGATGAATCGCAGTGACCGTCTTCGATTAAATCACCTTTAGGGGGACTGGGCACACAAACAAAAATAGCATCACAATCGACAAATTTGTCTAGCGATGCAGAGTTTTCCATTTTAGGATCACGAATGACTAAGTCGTCGTTGCGATATGCCCATCCAATAGCTTGGCCTACGTAACCAAAACCAATAATACCAATCTTCATTAAAATACCTTATGACTTTAGTATTTTAATTATACGCTTTTGTTCTTGTTCAGTCAACCATTGCTTTTCAATTTCGCCAAAGTCTGGAGCATCGGCAAGGGCAGTGTCTATGATATTTTTGAGTAGATATAGATCTTTCTTACATTCAAACGAAGTGAAGCCGTCGTTATAAGAACTGGAACACTCTCGAGATAACGAATGTATTTGATTCGCTATATCGGAAGCATCCCAGCTTTTTCTAAAACCCATTTAGTTTACTCGAGATAAGTTCTGAGGTAAAAAATCTTCTGGATTAATGTTTAAACTAGAACCATTACTAAATTCTTGACCGATATAAAAGTCATTTGGTTTTTCATTTGCTACAGCAATAATAGATTTTACTTCAACTTTTTGAAATTCCTTTTCGCCTTCGCCGTCATTAATTTTAATCTTACGGGTCCAGCGACCGTGTTCGATTAATACCCATTGACCTTCTTTAACGCTGATATCACAGTTTGAACCAACCTTATAAACCTGTGCCCAACGAGGTTTAACACCGTGTGCTTTCCCATCATCGCTTTGAATAACAATACCGGCCGCAGTAGTTTGTTCGCCCATATCCATATCAATTACAAGAATATCTTTAGACAGCGGGCGTACTTTAATGTTTTTAACATCAAATGAAGACATAGTATTCCTTACTTTTTGCTACCGCGAGCTGCTACTTCTTCTCGCAATGCGTTAGGATTTTGTTCATAATAGTCAGCTAGGACCTGTTCTCTTGTGCGGATAATTTGGCCACCTGGACCTAATTCGTCGCCGCGAGCATTGACTCTTGCATTTCCTACTGCTGGTGTTTTTTCATTTCTAAGAGACAGCTTTTCCATATCGATCTGCTTGCCTCTAACACTGGTGTAAATTCTACCCATTTTGTTCTCCTTTGAAGAATTCTTCTATTGGTAAATTGTATTTAATACTATCTACCTTGTGTACCCCTATCAAATAGAGTACATAACTTGCTACACTTGACCCACGTCCTACACCCCAAACTACGTTATTATTGCGTAATGTATCTACAATAAATTTCATACAGTGGAGTACATCATACATTCCGTTTTTTACAAACAGTTCTAGTTCTAAACTTACCCTATCTTTTTGTTCATCTGTGTCGCATTGATCATAAAGCCAGGCCATAAGATCTGGAAAATAGTCATCTGGAATAAACCAGCGTGTTGTGTCTATTTTAGATTTTGGAGTTGGATAATCTAATCTCTCATCGTTAATACGTTTAAAATAACGTTCAAGATCGTCGGCAGTTTGACAATGATTTAAAATGTCAGGCCCGTGTCTTAATACACCTTCTATGAGTTGTTGTTCTGTATTAGTTTCAGTCCACATTAATCAATTGATCCAAGTCGTCATCATTCTGTTTAAGTTTTCGAGCATATCTATTACTGAGCTCGTCTCTATATATTGTAATGAAAGTTGACAACTGTGTCAAGAGATCTCTACTGCCCATTCGGGCAGCAGCGTAGTATTTTTTGTTCAATTCGATTAATTTTTGCTCAATTTCAGTATCTTTGAGCTCGGTTAAATCGCCTTCAAGGGGATGAAACATTAGCTGAATGTTCCTACGTACTTCATAAAGAAAGTAGTTTCGGTATGTCTCCACACTTCAAAAACCACAGCAGTAGTTGATGATGCTAGAGAAATAACTGGATTGCCCGATGCATATCCAGGAAAGCCGTTTGATTTAACAGTAGTTGCTCCACTACCCGATAGTGAAAAATTCACAGTTTTTGCTGAACCGTCGTTACCGTATAGTTCTACTGTAACTTTTCCTACCTCAGTTCCCGCTGTTGGAAAATTTAAAAAATCAAAAGTAAAAGTACTCGATGTGATAGTAAAAATCTGATGATGTCCGTTTTCAAAATCAATAGTTGATGTTGTAGTAGTGTTTGGAAGTGTTCCACCATTTAATACTGTTTCAGTATTGAAAATTAATTCTGCATTAGTAATAACATTACCGTTAAAATCACTAGTTTGGTCTCTGCGAGATACATTATCTTCAAGATCGGTAATTTCTGTTTTAGCTGTGCTGAGTGCAAGTTTGATAGAATCAAAATTGTCTCTAAACACTTGTGTGTCATTATCTTCCCCTGCTACAGGAAAGTTTTCATTAATAGTTGTAAAGTTGATGTTGCTCACGGTAATTTTTCTCCACGTTGCGGAAATGCAAGGTATTTATCCTGGATTTCTTTGTTTAAAATATCTATTATATATCTATCTGCTACGAAGTCGATAGATTTAAAATCAAAATTTGCTGCTTTGATACGAGCTATTACAGCTTCTGAACTGCCGGGTTTAACATAGCATAACGGTAATGCTTTGGTATACCCTGGCTCATATTGTGCTTGATCTTGAATACTGCGCATCCAAAGCGGTAATAATTCACGATCACGATCTCCTACAGTTTGAATCTGCTTTCGCATATTCTTAACACTATTTGGAAATACTCGCTGATGGTCGCTGTCGCTGGCAAACGGAATATCGCTATCAACTTTAATAGCATCGTAGCTGATCAGCACCTTGCTTTTTATAGTATCTGATAGTTGAACAGTTTGACTAATACTCTTGCCGTCTTTTTCGTATTGGTCCACAATGTCTGCATAGATTATTTCGTATACAGTTTCTTGTGTGTCTGGATCTTTAGCTTTGGCTGTTTTAATATCACCAAATAAAAATCTTTTACGATAGTGATTGCGACTCATTGCCTGTACATATTTGACCGCTTCTTGGCTTTCAATCCCTGCATAAATTAAAATTCTTAAATCAGTTTGAATACCAAAGTTGGGATCACCATAACGATATAGATCGCTAGGTTTGAAAATTGTAGAGTCTGTGATGAAATCGTACCAGTCCAATCGTTTGGTTTTACTTTGGAATGCTTTAACGTAAAGATTAGCAAAGGTTTTTTGATTGTCTGCAATAACAGTAATAGTAAATGTTCGATCTAATGTAGCAAAATTTACGCTGTCTCTAGCACGTACTGTAAATGTAAATGTTTTATCAAATGTAGTTGTGCCACCATCGAACACGCCTGTAAAATCTCTTGACAGCGTAGATGAATCTTCTCCTGGTGTTGGGGAATCAGTTCGTTCGTAAAATCTAGTTAATCCTAGACCAGCATCGTCTGCAAATTGTTTTACCTTACCTTCAATTGCACCTGTTGGTAAAAAACTTAATCCAGGAGGTAACTGACTAACAGTTCCGTCTGGATTTGTAGATTGAAATTCGTAGCCAATACGTCCGCCATAAAGCAAACTTTCTGCTTCAACAAAAATTCTACTAGGCTGATTGGGTTTAATTGTGCCTCGATCACTAGGAGTAATCCAGTTAACTGCACTTTCAATTTCACCCACAATTTCTACAGTAAATGTTTTTTCTGCACTAGAAGTTCCAACAATCCAAAAGTCTGTGTTAGTTGGTAATTGATTTCTATGAGCTACTGTACAGATATAAACATTGCCTAGATATATTACAGCATCATTAACTGCGTATGTGCTGCTAGAATTCCAAGTACCTCTTAGTGTATATGTTGTAGTTGCTAAAGTACTTGGATAGTTTACAGCCAACATTGTAAAATTGTATCGTTGGCTTATACGTGATTGATACGGCACACGTCCTGCAATTTCGCCTGTGATACTATCTAATTCCATACCTGGTGGCAACACGCTGGCAGTATTATCTGGATTAGACGGTAATAGAAAATATGTAATTGTACCTGGTAAACTAGGAGGATCGTACACGTCTAAGAAAATTGTCACATAGTTATTGGCTCTAAAGCGGCCTAGATTACTTTCAGTAATCCATATTGGTCTTCGATCGCTAGAACTATCTGCTGTAAACACGTTAGTGTCTACTTGAACAATACTGTTGTCGGCCTGCAAAAATTCTTCAGTAACAACATAGATTTTAAATAATCTAGTTACAGTATTTGCACCGTCAGTGACTGCTACTGCAAATGTATAAATGCGACTTAATCTTCTTGGTACCTGACTAGGTTCGTTATAATCAAAAGTTTGATTATCGTAGACAAATGTATCATAACCATTAGATTTAGCCTCTACAAAATCTAAAGGTACTACATCTAATGGAGCAGTATCATAACCGCCATAAGGATTGTTAGAGTATTCTAACGCAAAAATAGGATCAGTAAATCCAGAAATTCTACCGTCAGAGCTTAAAGATAGTCCTGGTGGTAATAATCCACCCATTGGCATTAGATAGTATTCTAATACATCTCCAACAATGGCATCGCTGTCATAGGCTTCAAGTTGAAAATTAACCTGAGCATTGTCTAAAACAAAGTATGCCCTAGCTGGACCAACATTTAAAAATCCTGCTTCGGTGACCCACTGCGGAACATCACTGCCGTCAACTGCTAGACTAAATGTTCGATCTTCAATATCGGTACCATCGCTGGCACGAATAACAAATCTGCTTTCAGTATAACGTTTAACTTCAACTGGTGAACCTTTGATAGCATTTCCAGTTAATCTTAAACCTCTAGGAAGATTACCTGCAATAATTGAGTATGTTACCGTGCCAGTGTTAGACGTGGCGGAAATTGGTATATTAATTAATACTCTTTCAGTAAGTAACCCTAGGCTGCCAGCGGGTGTGATCCAAGTAATCATTTAGGACATATCCTTAAACTATAGTACCACAGTCCAGATCTAATCTCCCCGGCAATAATATAGTTCCAAAATCAATATTAGACGCTGCATATGCAACCTGCATAGCATTGTTGTATACTCCGTTAATTTTTCCAAAATCGTAGGATGTAAGAATATCTGTTATAGGCAAAATGGTTTTAAAGTTAACAGTTGATCCAGATACTGTTATTTCGATATCTTTTCTCTGTGTAACTGAGCCCGGAGCCGCAGCACCGGTTAATGTAATTTGTCCATTACTGTTACCAATACCTGCTGTAATTTGACCGGAGTCGGTATCGAATCGTGTAAAGGCATCAGGAGCGGTATTGTTAACAACAATAGTTTCTCCGGTGTCGTTTAGTAAAATCTTTGTACCCGATACTAAATTTTTAAATTTAAGTTCAGATCCGGTCTTGCCTGCAAAAATACTAACACCCGTAGTTGACGGTCCGGCCGGAACAACGGTTACAGTTAGCTCACTTGCTAGACTACTAAAGTTAGCATTTACTTTTTGAAACGCAGTGCGTAAATCGTCACCTAAGCCGTCATTTACTACGTTACCGATATTAATTGTGTTTATAGTTGCCATAATACGCTCTCTTTAGTATATTTACCGTTAAGGAACTAGTAATAGTTTAGTGTTTCCTGCTGTAATAGCAGCAGTATTAGAACCACCGTAGGGATTAGCACCAGCTGTAGCTGTCAGAGATGATGTAGGAACGGTAAATGTTCCTGAGTAAATTCCCTGTCCTTTGATCCAACGTAAGTTGGTTATATAACCATCAAATGCTGAATTTGTAGCAGGTGTGTTAGTATTGCCTATGTATAGATCTTGTGTAAGATTGTTGTAATCTGTTGAGTCAGTTAAGTTAGAACCAAACTGTGTACCATTCTTGTAGATCCTTGTCACACCACTGATCCTTACTATGGCCCAGTGTACCCAGGTATTGAGATTTCCCGCAGATCCATAGCTAGTTGCCGCTCCATTCCGCCAATAATAAAATGTACCATTTTCTATGCTGACGCCAATCTCGATGGGACTCTTTGCTCCACTGTAATCTCCTACAGTAAATACACGCTGAAAGTCTGTAGTAGAGTTCTGATAACTAAACCATTCTATAGTAAAATTACCTGTGCTTAATGCCCAATCTTCGCTGGCTGCACGACTGATCCAACTGTCAGCAGAAACAGAAAACTGATAACTGTTGCCACCTCCAGCAAATGGACTTTGTGCTGCTGTTGTAACTGCCGAACCTGTGGCTTCGTACAATCTAAACTTCATACTCATCACGTGGCTGTATCCAGTCCATATAGTATTCACTCTGCCTTGTCCGCCCAGCTGTAAAGGACTGCGGGTTTCACTCTGACTACCATATTGGTATATGGTAGGGAAACAGGTGACCACATTAGTTCCACTGATCTGTGCAGTTCTTGGTGCAGCCAATGCTCTCACTGCTCTGAAAGGTATAATACTATGACCAACGATGAACCAGGTGTTGGCAGGGACAGTCATTGATGTGCCTGCTGGATGTTGCACAAAGGCTCCCTGTGATGATGAAAAGTTACTGGTTCCATCGTTAGATAACGCGGTATGTGTAGCACCAACTCTAAAAACATTAGGAGCAACTCCTACAGCGTACCACCATCGTTTAGGGCTGGAAACCTGTGTTGAATATGTTCCAACTCCTATCCTATTGACACTATCATTAGATATGATGATGGCCTGATGGGCATAGCATAATTGGAAACAACGATTTTGAACAGATCCCAATATGTCTGTGCTATTACTAGTTTGACTGGTCCAAAAGTCAAAGTAAGTATTGTCAGTCCAGGCTACTGCGGTAGTACCAGATATGTCCGGTTGTACTTCTGCGTAAGGAGAGGTTACTCCTCTCCTGCCCAATCTCATAGATTTGCTAAAGCCGCCAAACATCAAGCGCCTCCAAAGGATGTCAACATACCTAACACAGTGTAAGTGTCAGTGGCTGTACATAATATGCTGAAAGTTACCACATCGGTTCTGCTGGCATTACCTGAGGGTGCGGATGATGCTCCCTGCCATAAGATAGTCTGTGCAGCACCTGCAATCTGAACAGCAGTACACATTCTTGCTGTTACTCCCTGTACTAATACCAGGGTAACTGATGTGGCTTCGCCTGCGGATAATCCAAGGTTGGTAAAGTTAGCGGTAAAGCTCGCTGAGATACTGCTGTGATAGAATAATCTATTTGTATTAGCATTGTGTTCTACAACACCAGTAGCAGAAGTCTTGCTTTCGAATGGTTCTTCTAATGCTGCGCCACCACCGCCACCTGAACCGGTGATAGTAATATTACCATCGGCGTCGGATGCAGTGGTTATGCCTCCTGCACCTATGAACTTGATGACATTGTCTGAAGACACTAATTGTTGTGTAGAATCGTCTGCTGCTACATAGAACTGATATGTGCCTCCTAAGTTTGGTTTGTCTGTTAAATCATTATAACTACCGCTAAAGAATGAGGGCTTGTTAGTTACATTGTCCCAAGCCACGCCACCAGTCCAGGCGGTGCTTTGAACTGTGCTGTCTGGGAATGTAAGTTTTCCAGTAGGATCAAATGTCCAGATTCTCGCAGAACTGTCCGCAGCATCAACTGTGATTTTTACACTTTCTGTAGAAGTTAGATAGACATCACCGTCGGCAGCTTTGAGTTCTATGGCGTTGACATCACCGGCATTATTTCCTGCTGTAGAACCAAATATTAGTTTACCGTTAGTAGGCACACCGCCGGCAATATAACTTAGACTCTGATCGTTGCCGTCGAGAATAAGATATTTTCCGTTAGTACTGTGTGTAGTACCTATGTAGAAAGATCCAGTGTCTGATGCTAATAGATTCCAGTTTAGTGTTATAGTGTCGCTGCCTATGACATTGTCACTGAATTCCCAAACAAAACTGTTGGTAGTGCCAGTAGTGGTAGTTGGCATAGTAACAGTTTGTCCAGCGTAGTTGGCACCGTCTGGGAATGTTAGTTTTCCATCTTCACCAAACTGCCATCTGCGCAGTGTAGAGTCAGCGAGATTGATGTCAATGTTGATATTGCCTTCGCTCTTGATATCACCGGGAATGGTTAATGTACCATCATCTCTGTAAATCCACTTTTTATTAAATCCTGCTGCGATAGTTGTACCAGTATTAGTGCCATAGGTTTGCAGATACAGACCGTCCGGCGATGTTCCACTACCTTGAATAGTTTGGATCTGTGCAGTTGCAGTACCAACATTTCGCCATTCTATAGTACCAACTTGAGAGTTGCCGCTGTCAACAGGCATATACAGGGAGCCGTCCCAGGAGAATCTAAATTTCCGTTCTGTATCAGTACCTACACTGTGAGTCACAATTTCTACACCGTTAGAAATAGTAGCGTATCCGCCACCACCTAGTGACACCATATCAGCAAATAAAGGACCTTCTATTTTTAGGAAACCGTCAGTGGTATTGTTTTTAAAATAACCACGAGGTAGTGTTAAATCGCCATTAGCACCAAATGTCCAAGTGTTATTGCTGGTTGAATATACTGGGAAGTTGATGCTGACAATGCCTGTTTGATCAGCTGGCAATGTTGCATCGATCCTACCACTGACTCTACCCCAGGTTGGGTTAGCAGGATCGCTTTGACCAGTTGCTGAAAATCTTTGTGTCAATGTTCTGGTTAATGTTTGATTTCCGCTACCAGTAGAATATGTTACAATTACAGTTCTACCTAATGCTAATCCAGTTAGATATGTCTGAAATGCTGATGGACCAAACAAGGCAAATTCAATTTGTTCGCTGTTACGCTGATACCAACCTGCTATAGCATATCCTACTCCTGGATCTACATCGGTTGAAAAGTCTACGGTATTAGTATAGCTGTTGTTAGTAGTCACAGTTGCACTGGTATTAACAGTAGCATCACTATCTATGACCTGTGTGATAGATTTAGCAAGTTCAGAATTAGGAACAACACCACTAACACCATCTACTAACAATGTTGAGTCGTCAGCAAACACTGAACCGGTTACATCACCATCCAGTGAGGTCTGTGGTCCAGTATAGGCTGTGGTCTGTGTAGTCCCATCTCCAAATATAATAGCACCGTTAGCAGCACTGTCTAAGATAAATTTTCCTAGAGTGTTAACATCTCCGCCAAACTTACCGCCGCTTTGTACTACCAACCAACCTGGATAATCTGTGTTCAGACCACCATTGTTGGAAGGCATACCAGTACCGATAAACAAGCTGCCTTCTACCGCAGCACTCATAGTGCCGGAGCCATTGGCAGCGAATGTGAATAGGCTGTTAGTAGCACTAGAACTGGAACGATAAACACCTGCTTTGTCTATGCCTGCCTGTGCCACACCAGTAGGACCAGACCAATAGTAACTGCCTGATCCCCCGTCTACGGTGAGATTCGAACCATTACCGATGTTAAAGGCATTCAGGGTTGGAAAGCTCTGTAACAATACCACAGCACCCGATCCCGAATATGATGAGATGCTGTTTCCCTGTATCTGGAAAGTGTTGTTCTGACCTGTCTGTATGTTTATGGTTTTATTGGTAAAGGTATCCGAGCTTGATGCAGTGATGCCTGAGCCAGTGATAGTGATATTACCTTCTGCATCAGATGCAGTGGTCACTGTGCCGCTGCCTATGAATTTGATGACTTCGTCTGATGATATTAATCGCTGTGTGGAATCATCAGCAGCCACAGAAAATTGATATGTGCCTGCGAGATTAGGTTTGTCTGAGAGATCATTGTAGCTGCCTGATGTTGCTACAGTAGAGAATGTAGGTTTACCTGTGATATCTGTCCAGGCCGTGCTACCGCCACCGCCACTTGGGGTGCCATTGACCCAAAACCCGCCTGCCCATTGCAAAGTATCCCCGACCTGAGGATCGCTGACAATTACATCATTTACATTTAAATTTAGACTGATGTAATTTCCGTTGTCCTGGACTAGGCGATTATTGTTTATTAAAATTTCACCGTTAGCATCAACTTTTAAAGAATTGCCACCTAGATATATGGTTGAGTTGCTGACATACAGACTACGCCAAGGTTTAGCAGAAGACCCTAGATCTCCACCGTTGGCAGTCTGTGGCAGTATATCTCCGCCTACGGTTAAGTTGCTGGTAACAGTGGTTGCACGATCTACAGTTATTGATGAACTGTCATCAGTGCTAATTGTACTGCCTAAGAATGTCAGTGCGGTATCTTGTCCTGTATCACTAAGACCCACAGCTTCATACAATTCAGTAAAGTTGGCATTTACCTTTTGGAACGCAGCACGTAGGCTGTCACCTTTCTTGTCATTAGCTGATGCACCTACGTTTATTGATTGTTTTGCCATTTATCGCTCCGTTATACTAATGCTGCTATTCTTGTTTGGAAGTCACTAAAACTAGTACTTGCCGCTACTAGTGATTTAAAATCATTAAGAAGAATTAATTTACTTCCTCGAACTAGTAATTGATTATTAACTGTTAAATCGTTTTCTACAACTACATCTGATTCAAATTTCATTAACGGTGTAACTACAATCTGTGATGAATCTGCACTATCGATTAAGTTAGTAAACACGTTACCTGTAATTGTACCAACAAAATTGTCAGTAGTTAATGTATTTGTGTTAGGATTATATGTTAAAGATGTATCAGTTCTTACATTTTCGTTTCCTGTAGTTGCATCAACAAACGTAACATAGTGTGTGGCTGCTGTAGTATTTGTTGCTACTAACGTGACAGTTGTGGCTATTCCTGCAGTTCCAGAAATGTCTCCTGTTACATTACCAACAACTAAACCTGTAAATGTTCCCTGCACTACTTCCGCTGGAATTCTGCCACCCGGTCCATCGACTAACAAAGTTGAGTTATCTGCAAACACAGATCCAACAATGTCAATTCTATTGTTTACCGCAATAGTTAATGTGTCGTTTACTGGATTGTTTGTTAAGGTAATTCCGTAACCTTGACTAAAATTAAATGTATCTGATATGGAATCTGCTACAACATCGTTGGCAGATAAATCGCCATCAATGTGAAACGTTGTGAATGCCGCAGACGGAGCTGTTGTTGGGTTAAAAGAAACCTGAGAAATTCCTGTAGCAGTATCTGTTGATACCGAAATACCAAATCCTGCCTGAACTCCTAAAATACCTGTGTTAGTAATTTTAATGCCATCACCGGTTGAATTATCAATATTGATACCATCGCCGATAGTTCTGCCACTTGGCAATGCAGTAGTACTAGTTAAACTTCTAACACCGGTGTTAGTAACAGTTATATTGCCAGTTGCAGAACTAACACTTACTCCTAGTCCAGCAACTAACCCTGTAACACCTGTGTTGTTAAATGTAATGCTTTCGCCAGCAGAATCAACTACTAACTGCATTGCAGTACCTGAATTTAAATTCAATGTATCAGCAAAATCATTAGCAACTACTGATTCTGAATTGTCAACCTGCGCTGTTTTAAAAAATGTTTTGTCTGGATCAATAATTAAACTAACACCGATGCCCGTTGCCGGGTCTCCGCCTATTGTTGAATTTGCTGGAAGATTAACTGTTAAGCCTACACCTTTAATTTGTGCAGAGCCTGCCCAAAGACCGTTTAATTCTGATCCTGCAATGTTGCTCCACTCGCTGGTATAAACGCTTTTCCATCTATAAGTTGAACTACCTAATTGATATGTATTTGAAGTTGCTGGACTAACATTAGTGTTTAATGTTTCAAAGTCGATAGGAGTTAATCCTGAACCCGTTCCAACTGTAGCTACTAAAATATCAAAGTTTTCGTTGACCTTAGTAAATGCATCGTGCACCTCACTCCACAGTAATGGAGGACGTCCCGGTGTTATATTTGTATTGAATGCCATTATGTTCTCCCTACTGCAATTTCAATTGTACCAATGTGATCACTGTCATAATCTTGTAGTGCTTTACCAACCACAGTTCCAACCTTAACGTCGTCGCCGCCGGCAATTGCAACCCCTGGGGTTCTTGCTGTCACTAACATATCTCCTTTGCGTATCTTACCAACTACGCGACACGGAACACGACCTTGTAGCGCAACTAGATTTTTAAATCCAGGACAAGCATCGTACATTACAAATGCTGCTGTGTTTGAAACAACACCAGCAACTCGTTTGTCGCCTTGCTGATTAGTTACAGTTACTTCTTTATCCCCACCAAACACTAGCACTGTACCTACTGGGTAATCTTTGTCACCCTCGTAGTATTCAGCTAAGTCAGCGGAATAAGTTGCTTGTAATCTTGATTCGTTTGGACTAGTTCCAGTCAATGTCCAACGACCTGTAATAGTACCAGCAGTAGTATTACCGCCTGTGGTAATTGCAGTTACCTGGATACTTGATGCTGTAATTGGTGCAGCACTTAGACCGTTCTGTGTTCTAAAACTATGTGCATCGTTATCATAGTAAGTTACTTTGTCAGCAGCTAAAGAACCACTACTTACTAACACACCGCCTGCTGAACCGAAGCCGTATAGTCTAATAAATCCACCAGTAGCAGTTGTAGAACTATCTAATGTTAGATTATTATCAATTTTAATTTGACTTAGATCTGCAACTCTAGCACCAAAGTCACCGTTGCTGTCACGAATAATTAATTTGCTTACTTCTGGAGCAGCCGCAGTTCCTGCTGCCGCTTCAATCATAGTGTAGTCCGCATCTGAAGTATTACTTCCTGATGATGTTCTACGTAAGAATCCAGTTGAGCTATATTGTGATTTTTTAATACCTAGACCGTCGTTAACCACAGTGCTAAAGTCAACTTGCGCAACGTTGGCAGTTCCAAGAGTAGCGTTACCAAGAACTTTCTTAGTACCAATCTGTTCAAGTTCAGCAAGTGTAGTTCCGTTGTCTTTGAGTGTTACCCAACCATCTGTTACTGTGAATATTGCCGAGTCAAAACTTGACAATCCTCTATCAGCTTGTGTAATTCCAGCAGCGTTTGCTCTGGTAGTAGCAGCGTTCATTGCTAGTTTACTTTGAACAATTGCAGCATCTGATTTAATGTCAGCATTAATAATTGTGTCAGGATTAATTTGAACATCAATTTGATTTAACGCACTATCAACACCAGTGGTTAAATTAAATGTAACATCACCAATTACAGTAGCATTAACGGAACTGTTTCCTACGCCAGTAAACACTAATAAATCGCTGGCGTCAACATTATTGCCGCTGAAGTTTTGGAAATTATTCCAGGTTAAACTTCTTAAATTAACAGCATCTTGTGGATTAGTTGCATCTGTAAGATTGATAATTTTATTATTATCAAGGTTCATACTAGCTTTCATAGCCAGTTGTCCATCAAGGGACATATAACCACCACTTACTGTTGGAATTAATTGTGATGATGTTACAGGAGCACCGTCGTGTGTTAATCCTAATCTACGTTCAATATAGATACGTGTAGCGTTTTCTGTTGGAACAGTATCTGTAGCATTGTCTGTAAATGCAGAGTCTGTTGAGAATTCACTAACTGGAACACCACGTTTGAAACCAATACCGTCTAGGTTACTCAAAGCAATTGAGCTTGAGAATGTTACAGTACCAGTACCTTGGTCGACCTTAAAGTAAGGACCAACTTTAAAGTTACCATATTGGTCAGTGGTCACATAGAACACACGACCTACATCGCGTTCGTCAGTTTCGGTGTCTTCGTTAAGAGCATTAACTGATTGACCGTAAATTTCTTTTGGATAGTTTGTATCAGCGTATGATCCAGTACCAATTTCTAATAAATCGTGTGATGTAACACGAGTCAACGAAATACGAATTGTTAAGCTACCTGTAGCTCCGTTTGATCTAATAGGTACCGCAGATTTAACTGTGTATGATGAACCATAGGCAATCACACTATCGACTAACGGACGACTAAGATTTACTCGAGCATACGGTTCGTTGGTTACAGTCTCAGGCTCATAATCAGTAATTATATACTCTTCGCCTTTGAACATAAACTTAGAACCATCAACTCGAGAAATCTCCAACGAGCCAACTGGTACAACTGCAAATGATGAATCTCCTGCACGTCCAGTTACCTTACCAACTTTAACTGTGCCTACAGTTGTTCCAGAAGTGTCAACAGCAGTACCTCCAGGAGTTAAACTGATTCTAAATACATTGGCACCGAGTCCGGTTGATAGAACGTGATAGTTATAAAGTGTACTCATTCCAGTTGGAAGACTTCCGCCAGATGACACTGTAAATTTAATAACATCTCCAGCATTAAATCCGTGAGTGTTTAAATTAATTTCAGTTGGTGCACCAACTGTAATTGTACAGGTAGTACCAGTAGGAGTAGTACTAATAAACTCACCAGGTTGCCATAATGTCAAATCAACGTAATTATAGTTTTCTCGAAGATTAGTTTTTGTTAAACCTTCCAACGCATAAGTGTGTATTCCAGACCCAGCAGTTGTAGTATTAATTACATTACCTGATCTAGTAGCCGATATACTAAAATCAGTGTTAGTTAACCCATCAGATATAACATAATAGGTAGTGCCAGATACTAATGGACTAGGTAATGCTCCTGATGTTAGAAAACTAACAGTGTAATTTTCTAAAAGTTTGTGAGTTTTCTTACCTTTAATAGATAATCCAGTTCCGTTAACTAGTGCGTGTACTGAACCTCCGGGTGAAGTTGAAACAGTAAACTGATTGTATTCTGGAACACTAATAACATAATAAGGAGTTCCTTGACCAAAACCATTAGCAGTAGATGTTGGAATAAATTGATCGCCAACTCTTAATTTATGATTCTGAGATGTAGTACAGACATTAGTATCAATTGTAGTAACAGTTGCTAATACATTCAATACCGCTGGACTACCATTAGAAATTAATACCTCGTATGGACCATTACTATCAATGTACGAACTAAATTGTAAAACACGATAAACAGTATCTTCAGTTTCTCTTAGTTTTAAACCAGTAGATGGTCTAACAGCAACTTCTGCTAGGTCACCAGTCAATATAATTTGACCGTTCTGTCTTAGAGTCATTACAACATCGTTAGCAACGTCATCATACAAACCTTCTGAATCGGCTGCTCCTGTTCCTGCTGATAAATTTAATCTAGCTACACCGGCTGGTAAATCTGCTGTTGACACAGATGTTACAGGATAACGATAGATTATTCCTCCGTGATCAATTTCTAATTCAGCATTGGCTGTAGGAGTATAATCATATTTGTAAACATAGATAAACAGTCCGCCTACAGTATTAGCAAAGCTCGGACTAGGATAATAACATTTTACTTTTTGCGAAAAGTCTTCATAGACAGTTGTTGGGGTTGGCACTTCTAATGGATCAGCACCTTCTGCAACCAGCGCATAGATACCGTGCGCACTTGAACCACCTACAGAACGAATCTGACCACCATTTAATGAGTAATATGAAATATAGCAATAGTAAGTAAACATACTTACTAATTCTATTAAACCGCCGTTCTGTGCAATTGCGCCGTAACCCATATCGTTAATTTGGGTAAAGTCGTTGGCCAACATTGATCTGTTACCAGGCATTAACAATTCGTATGTGCGTTGATAACTAATTGTTCCAGTACCGGTGCTTGTGGTATTAACTTTAACAATAGATCCAAATGTTGCGGTTATATTAAATGTGTTATTTGTAAGACCGTCACCGGTTACATAATATTCTTTGTTTGCTTGAATTCCGTTTGGTAGTGTTCCTGTGCTAGAAAATACAATAATAGAACCAGCTTGTAATCTATGATCTGTTTTTGTAATTACCGCAGGTGAACCAGAACTTACTGTACAGGTCTGTGCACCGGCTGATCTAGTAAACGGAGTTGTTTCATCTAAAACAAATGTAGCTGTTGATCCGGAAGGACTGTATACAAAATCTCGTACATAGTTAACACGATATACTGTATCATCAACTAAAAACGAAGCAGGCAATGCTGGGAATCTATCTAAATTAGTTACAGACAGTCGAGTAAATGTTCCATCACTGGCTGAATGTTTAAATTGCAAGTTACCAGCAAAGCCGTCAACAAACATACCACCAGCAAATGTCTGTGCATCAATTGATCTACTGAAAGAAGCACATTCCTGGAAGTACGGAGATTTAGCAAGAATTTGACCTGTTGGATCAAGAACACCCATAAATCCGCCGTGATCTTGACAGCTAATTGCTTGCCAACGAACTGCATCGTTAGCAAGGAACACGTCCATATCTTGGTTTTCTTTAGGCTGATTTACGCTACCGTATCCTGGACCTGACTCATCAATAATATCTTTAATTGCCTGAACCAATGCAGTAATAACAGCATCTGCTCCGCTTTCTGATTGATATGCGGAATCAATAACTTGTGGATACAAAGTTTGATAAACTGTTGTGATTGCAGTATTATCGATAATGCTTTGCATTAATGAATCTAGTTTTGTTAATACTGCTAGATACTGTGACAGCTGAGATGTAATAGCAACTAAGGCGCTGGCACTTTGATAATATTTTAATGCAGCTGACACTGTTCTATTATAGTCACCATATTTTAAATCGAATACAATAGCATCGACGATAAGGCCAGCATCTCTCTTACACAATGCTTCGTTGTAATCGAATGTAGGACTAAACGGAGTAACACTGTTTGTAATATTATAATTCATCCAAGCAATGATTTCTTCTTGAATAAATGATCTGTTTAGATCTAATAGCGCAGCAGCTGAATCAAAATCGCCTTTGTTATTAATTTTTGGATAAACAGGAGCACTGCTATCTAATAGATAATGATATCCATACAAGTCAGATGCAGTGGTTAATCCGTCAACAGTTAAGTCTCTACGGAATTTTTGGAAGGCCCAAGGAGAACTAGAAGTTCCTGGTCTCGGTCTAATAATACAACGTCTAAATTCGTCACCAACAATAGAACAGTTCTGTGGAACCTTCAATGGATAATTTTCGTAGTATTCGCCGCTTTCTACTAAAATACTAATTTGAATATTTTTAGAAACATCACCGTAGGAAATAACTTCGTCAATTTCAAAAGCACCAAATTTGATATCTACATCGAATATCTCATTACCGTCACTATCTAGTTGACCGCTATGTGATAGAATCTGAGCAAGAGCGCCGGTAGTCTCACCTCTTAGGTACAGACCTTCTCTAATGTCTCGACCTCTAATTGCTTCTGGAGTATTAGTGCTTACATCGCCAGTGTAGTCTGTGCGATATCCTTCGGTTTTAATTGTAAATCTTGGAAGGTCAACAGTTAATGTTGGAATCGAGGTAAACCCTGTACCTCTATCTGTAATAGTAATACTTGTTACAATACCGCCTGCAACTACCGCAGTACCAAATGCACCGCTGCCGCCCCCTCCGGTAATACGTACAGAAACTAAACTGTAGCCTGTACCACCGTTGGTAATTGATACGCTATTAACTTTGTATGTTAAATCAAATGTTGCTGTGTTTGTTCTAGCAACCCCAACCGGTGCAGCTGATGTAGTAATCTCTGTTGCAACATTAGATGACCCTGGCAAACTAGTATATGAACCAGTGGAGTTAATTCTATAAGTTACAATATTGCCTGGAGTAGTATTTGTTGTTAATACTTCGATGAAACATTCCGATCCAACAGATGTCGGAGTTCCGCCTACAACTTTTAAAATGTCTCCAGGATAATAGTTAGTACCAATACTGTTTAATGTGGCAACATCCACACTCATACGAACAGCACCAATAAATCCTGTTCCGGAAGTTGGGCTAGTTGTAATAGCATTCAAGGTACATTCTGATGCACCATTGTTATAGGTTAATACTTTTTTGTAAGGACCTATTTCTTCACGTGCTTCTAATACTAATTCTTCAGCACGTCTTAGTGCTGCTTCAAGTGTACGGTAAGCATAAGCAAGAGCTCGCCCTTGTAGAGCTTTTGATACACCTGGGCGGTCGTCCTCGCCCGATGTTGCAACATACAAGTTTACAGAACTACCAAACGCTGCGTTATCAACATAGCGTTTTGTGGCAGCAACTAAACCGCCATATAATTCGTCATCATCTGGTTCTGGATCTCTTGATAAAATCAACGGACCGCTCATACGACCAAATGCTGAATTTACATTTCCAGTTTCTGGATCTATTGCATTTACACCAGCTCGAGCAATTTTTGTATCAGCATAGTTTTTATTAACTGCTTCGTGTTTAAAAATTGGCTGTAATGGTATTGAAGTAGTACCAAGATCAAAAATTCTATATTGTGTTCCGCCTGATCTAGCTGATAAATTTCCACCTAGTTGTGGAGTAGTATCTGCTGAAATTTCAGCAAAGTCAGCATTAAGAGTAATTTCATTAGGATTTGAAGAAAAGTCAATACTAATGCCGTTTCCGGGTCTAAGTTGTTTAAATGTTAATCCTGATTCAGTATTGTTTACTGTAACTAACGGAGTAGCATTAGTGGCACTGTCGTTTTGGCCTACATATGTATTTGGTGTGTCGTCGAGCGCAATAAATGTTAACTTTTCGCCAAGCCCTAATGAGCTGTATAATTCGCGGAAATTATCGTTAACCTTACGGAACGAGTCACGTATACTATCACCGGTACCGTCATTACCAACCGTACCAATATCAATAATCTTTCTTGCCATAGTTTAAAATCCTAGATTGAGCAATTGCTCTAGTATTTAGCCCAAATTTTTATAAGCCTAATGTAAATACTTGATGTTTCTAAGAACAAGAACAGAAATTTCCGAGTATACTAGAACTAGTAAGACTGGATTGACTCATACATATAAACGTAACAAAACCATTGCGGTTTTTCGTTGTGATGAATGCGATACAATAATTGAACGTGATCTAAAACACGTGGATAAGAAAAGACTAAGCAATAACTATTTTCATTGTTGTGCCAATTGTGATCCTAAAAGATTTGCTCAACGCAAGGGTGTTGAACAGAAGAAAATATGGGATATGCCAGCTAGTACTACACTACCAGTAGGTAAGTTTTAAACTCTAAAACTTTCACCGCAGCCGCAGCGATCTTTTTCGTTGGGATTTTTAAAATCAAACCCTTCATTAAGACCGTTTTTAATCCAATCCATTTCTATACCGTCTAAGTAAGCTAGACTTTTAGGGTCCACAAAAACGTGTACACCGTGACTAATAAAGCTCATATCTTCTGCACTAGGAACGTCTACGTATTCCATAACATAGGCTAAGCCAGAACAGCCGGTAGTTTTTACTCCTACACGGATTCCTAACCCTTTACCCCTACGTTCTAATTGAAGTTTAACTTTTTCTGCTGCTAGTTCTGTTAGTGTAATCATATTAAAAAGTCGCCGATTTTGATCTTTCAATGGGATTTTGCACCCACTCCATAGGTTTCATTTTAGCAAAAAACACTAATGTAAGCCTAGAATCTTCTTGATTATTGCCAAAGAATATATTTCCTCGATGCCAATCGCTAGCATTATAAACAACTAATCTATTGTATACATTACCTACTTCCATAGTTTGTGTATACGAATTATTATATCGATCTCGCTGTTTTCTGTAGTATTCTAAATCTAAATCTTCGCCTTGATAAAATTTACGTTTTAGCTCTCTAAATTCCTGCATTTCATCTGGACTAAAGTTGATATCTGGATTGGCACGATAAATTGAAGTACCGCCAGTAACTGGTGCATCTGGAGTCAAATACACAAGTCCAGCAACTTCCCAATCGGTTTCCGGAACATTATTTTGATAGTTTAAATCGTTATGCACCCAACCTTCTTCGTATTTTGATGAAATCATATGAAACATTGATTCAACTTTAAGATTAACGTGATGGATATTAAAATCGTAAAAAAGTGAAAATATCTTTTGATTAAAGTACCTAGCTAGTCCTGGATCAATTTGATGTAAAAACTTTGATCGAACACCAGGGTAAATTCCATTACCTTTGGTATACTCAAGACTCAACGCAAGCTGTCGCATCATTGATGGAGTTTCAAAAAAATTATCCACTACAGTTGTCGGAATTCGTTGAGTCATTAGTAAACCTCTAAATAAATATCACTATTGCTATTTAATATAATATACTATGTTAAATAAAAAAACAAGGAGGAACTTAAATGTTCGGATTTATTAAAAAATTATTTGGCGGTAATACACAGGCAACAACTGACGATTCAGCAAAGTGCCCATTCAAGGTTGAGTCTAAACCAGAAGTTACAGAACAACCAAGCCCAGTTGCTGTGAAAGCATCTGAAGCTGCTGTTAAGTCTGTTTCTAAACCGGCTGCTAAGAAAACTGCGCCAAAGAAAAAGGCTGCACCAAGTACAGCCCCAAAACAAGCCAACAAACCTAAAAAACCAAAGACTAAGTAATTTTTTTAGCTTGTTCGTATAGTGCAAAGCTGGCTAGATTTTTAGCCTTGCTTTCGCACATAATATCAAAGTTGTCTCTAAAACTCAAAGCCCATTCGTTCACTGCTGTATTCCAGTAGAAGTTAGAGTGTGCTCTGAGTTTTGCTTTTTTGTGTCCGCTTTCTATCAGCGTACTAAGACAGGGTGATACGGTTGGGGAATGGTCAGCAAGATGCTCTTCCCGTGACACACTATAATGTATAACAGGCCGCTGACCACGCCAGCTATCAATAATCCTTTTAACACGGTCGTCATTTGCTTCAATATATTCTCCTGAATGTATCCAATGGTGATGTATATCTAATACTAGAGCACAATCTTTTGCTAGTTCAATGCTAGAATCAATGCCCCAGGTCATTTCGTCATTTTCAATAGTTAATGTATTACGAGCTTCGGGAGTCATACGTGCTAGAGCATTACGAATACCTTGTGGACCTTGACGACCTGCGATATGCACATTAATTTTAAAGTCTTGAAATGTTTTACCGTAGCCCATCCACCGAGCCATATCTGCGTGATATTCAAATTCTTCTATACTGCGATTTACAATGTCAGGAGTATCAGACGCCAACACGCAAAACTGGCCAGGATGAAAACTAAGGCGAACATTACTCTTGCGAGCCACATTGCCCACTTGGGCAAATCCTCTTTCGCAAGCGGCTCTAACATCGGGCTCCCGCCAAAACCAGCTCCAAGTAGGCTCAGTGTATACAGGAAGTATATCACTACTGAGTCGTACCATTCTAAGATCTTCATCTAATTCTCCTACCCTCTCAACTAACAGTCGAGAAGATTCTATATTTTGGTGTAGCAGTGACCATAGCTTTTCTACTGCTACATCTTTAGTTTGGCGATTAAGCCAAGCTACTGTAGTACTACCGGTGTTGTATTTTTTAGCATCATCTTTAGGTTTGATACCATCTACTTGTCCTGCGTGATCAATCCATTTACAAGCAAAGCCGATACGTTTAGGCATTTTCTTTTACTTTCACTGAAATTAAATTAGCAATACGGAAACTGCGCCACTCTTTTTTATCTAAACACCAAACGTTCATTACACCTGGGTTTTCTTTTTTAACTTTTGGAACTTCACCTTCTGCAAGTACTTTTGGCTCAACTGGGGGAATTAACTCAGCCTTGAGTGTGCAGGGCATAGAACGTACATCGCCATTAATTTTAGTAAACTCAACAACACATTCATTTTTAAGAAGCAGATCGTGTAATGCTTCGGGGGTAATAGTACAAGTCATACTACTATTATAACATCGCTAACACCAGTTGTCAACTACAAATTTATCCTTAACATCTTGTGGTTTTGGATCACCGTGGAACACAGTTACAGAACAATCGTGATGTACCTCTACAGAATGATCAACATCTCTAAATGCACGTTTACCATTTATAATGGTTAGTTGTTCTCGTCCGCGAATTTCCCATTTATAACTTTGAATCCATTCTCTAGGCCAAAACTTAATTTTATCTTTGCACAATTTCCAAATCCAATCTTGATCACCTTGTAACTTCATAGCCTCTTTTGGATTAGATTTAAATTGGTCCCAAATATAACTTTGTGTACCGTGATTCCAAGCCATTACACTACTGTTAAGATTTTTCCAATTGGCATAAAATTTTCTATTAAAATCGTGAATGCCTAAAAATTCTGTAGGGTGTGCTAGAGCTAACTTATCAATATTGTTATGTATTACAACGTCAAGATCAAAGTACAATACTCTTCCAACTAGTGGTAATGAATTATCGAACATATGAACTTTGTGCCACCAACCTTTTTGATAGTTTGCATTGGGCTGCACAATACTGCGAACACCGTCTATGGGATGTTGATCATCCGTTAGACATACAAATTCATATGGAACGGTAAGATGTCTCTTAACCATATTTCGTAATCGTTCGACATACTCACGACCGTATCGATTACCAAATCGCACACACAGGACTGTGATTTTATGATCTGTGGAAATACTAGCCAAAGCCTTTCTATTTTCTTTTGCTGCCTTGGCTTCTCGTTTAATTCTTTTGCGTTCTTCTTTAGTTAAATTTTCGTTTAACGATTCCATCAATGGCTACCAACTCTTCTAAAATATTTTTAAGGTTATCTAATTTAACCATATTAGGACCGTCGCTAGGAGCACAGTCGGGATTTTCGTGAGTTTCCATAAACACACCAGCTACACATCCGGTAGCTACAGCGGCCCTCGCCAAGTAGGGCACCATTTCGCGGTCTCCGCCAGACACTTGTCCCAAACCTCCAGGTTGCTGTACAGAATGTGTAGCATCAAAGATAACGGGATAACCAGACTGTGCCATAAGAGGCAGACTACGCATATCCACAACAAGATTATTGTATCCAAATGTATATCCTCTTTCGCATAACATAATACGCTCATTGCCTGTGGATGCAATCTTTGCCGCAACGTTTTTCATATCGTGCGGTGCTAAAAATTGTCCTTTCTTAACATTAACAGCAAGACCAGTTTGTCCTGCGGCTAACAGCAAATCTGTTTGACGACATAAGAATGCAGGAATTTGCAATATATCAACTCCGGCATCAGCAACAATACTGGCCTGATATGATTCGTGAATGTCTGTTAAAATAGGAATACCAAACTCGTGTTTGATAGAGTTTAATACTTTAAGACCTTCGTCGATTCCGATGCCACGCTGTGTACCAATACTAGATCGATTAGCTTTATCAAAACTACTTTTATAAACTAATCCAATACCTAACGAATCACAAATTTCTTTGATACGTCCGGCTGTTTGTTCTGCGTGATCGAGACTTTCTATTTGACAAGGGCCAGCAATAAGAAAAAATGGATTCTTATTACTGACTGATATTTGATGAATGTTAAATGTGCGCATAGAACTATTTACCAGTGCCTAACAACTCCAGCAACAATAAAGAAGTTTGTTATGATATAGATGCCCACTATCACTGTACGAACAAGTGCTACACGATCTGCTTCATTATCGGTAGCACCAGCTTTTTCACCTAGGGCCTTTGCCCATATTCGCCAAAGTTTAGCCTTCGTAGACTGCTGAGTTTGCATTATGTTCAAATACTTCCACTGAACGTAACTTAACACCTTGTCCTACTGGATAGCGGCAATTAAATTCTTTTAGAGTAGTGCCGTCCTGTGCAACAAGGAACCAAGAATTACCTGCTTGGAATGCCTTAAGAATATTTTCCATAGTTTTATAAGCAAGTTCTGAAAACTTTTCACAGCCAACGGCTTCTACAATACGAATATCGCATACTCCGCCTTGATCTTGTAAGCCAAGTTCAGCCATCTTCTTAAACATATCTAGATGAGGATCATCGGCACCAATCACTAGCGTGTGATCAAACATATATTCACTCCATTCTTTAAATGCTTTGAGTCCACCAAAGTCCATAACCCAGTTACGGTCGTCTAATGTTTCTGATTCAAATATTAGTTTGATACCGATTGAGTATCCGTGTAGTAACGAGCAATGTGAATGGGTACTACGCCATTGTCTAAAACAGCAGCTTAAACCGCGATCGTTACCGTAAGTTTTTGTTGAAATATATTTTGCCATCTCTAGTCTCCTTTAATGAATGAGCAAGTTTGATGACTGCAGAATTTTTATAGAGGGATGATGCCATAGAGTCCTCTTAGTGCCTGTGTGTTCATTTAACTATTGTACTATCTTTGTATTTAATGTCAAGCAATTAATTCGTTAATGTTTGTGAAACGGACATTCGGTTTCTTCCATTCTTTAGGCATTTCCCATCCAGAATGATTAATAATGTTAAAGGTAATATTAGGGTAGTAAAAAAATAGTTGGCCTATTTGATAAACCCAATATGAATAGTCTACTGCTTGTCCGTCTGGTTTGGCATAGTTATCTGTGCCTTTGTAGAAATTATTAACTTTTTCTTTTACTGGATAAAGATCAAAACCAATAATATCAATTTCGTTAAATCCTAAATTTGCAGCCACTAATAACGCATACCCACCACTGCCCCAATTATCTGGATGATCTTTTTTTGATTCTCCTTGATACGGCAAAGCAGGTAGTTCGATGATATTTTTATTTTTTAAAATTTTTCTAAAATAGTGAAACCAACTTTTACGAACGTAAATTTTTGTATTTGTAGTGTTAGGATTTTTAACAGCTTCGTCAGCCATTCTGCGATCGCAGCAGATAAGATGATCAACAATAATGTCACGATGCAGAGCATTACATCCTACAATTGTATATTTGGATTTAAACTTTTCGAGATTAAGATTTTTACGACTTTCGCCGTTACCAACTACTAATGCTCGAGACATTATTCGATTCTACCGAAACCGCTCCATAGGCCTGGATTGCCCGCTCTTGTACATACCCAACCCACAAACTTACCTGGTTGAGGATCTGAATTCCACATAATGTCACCTTCATTAAATGCACCACCTTGTGGAGGTTCGCTGCCGCTTAAATGAATTTTATCATTAAACTTAATAGCACCGTTAACGTGTAGATTAGTTCTTGGATCAGTATTAGTTACATTAATACCTAAAGATCCAACAACAGATACCTGTACAGGTCCAAAATTAGGATTGCCTAATGTAATATTTCCGCCAGCACCAATAGTAAGTCTAGCAGTGTTGTCAGTGACTAATTCTAAATCAGCACTGTTAAATGTGCCAATGCTACCCACATTGGGTTCACTAGCACCTAGAACTAATTCAATATTCATATCAACAATGCTGATAGGTGCCTTAGGTTGATCTGTGCCTAATCCTAATCTATCAGTGTTTGCATCATAGAACAAATATTGATTAATGCTTACGCTGCCGTCAACTAATAATCCTTTGAGTCGTCCTACTTCGCGTAACGAACTTTTAGTAACTGTAGGTCCTAGTTGCTCACCGTCAAGCACCTTTACATTGTTTACTAGAATACCCTTGCCCTTGGCTAAATCTAAATCTTCTGACACAAAAAATCTATCAGGATTGTCAATAAAAATAAATTGTTTATTGTGTCCGCCAGTGCCAGTCCATATTAATCCTTTACCGGGAATATCGCCTTTAAAGTTTATAAAAGGAACTTCAGCAACGCTAACATCTGCGCCTGATTCTAACACAGCTCTCATCGCTGCCAGTAACGTTTCTATTTTGTCAGACATAATTATGAATTCCCAATTTTACCAAACGGTTCCCAAATACCAGGACTACCGGCTTGAACACAAACCCAACCAACATACTGATTAATTTTTGGTTCTGAATTCCAAACAATGTCGCCGTTATTATAAGAACCTGCTGTAGGATATGATCTGTCTACTTTTTGTAATCTATTACCAAACTTAACTGAACCTGCAATGTGTAGATCAACTTCTGGATCGGGAGTAGAAACTCTTACAGCTAATTTTCCGTGTACAGAAACTTGTACTGGCGGAAGTTTAGGATTGCCTAACAAAATATTACCGCCTGCTGAAACACTAATTCTTGAAGAGTTATCAGTTACAATGTCAAATTGATGACTAGCATATGTACCAATGTAACCTTTATTAAAATCTTTTGTTCCTATGATAACTTCAATGCCGTCTTCGGCAATACTAAATGCACCATTTGGCTCTTCAGTTCCGAGACCTAAACGATTTGTTTCGTTGTTAAACATTAAGTATTGTCCGATAGAAACAGAACCGTCAACTATCAATCCGTTTAATCTACCAACTTCACGTAGATTACTTTTAACGATAGTTGGTCCTAGTGATGATTCATCAAACAGTTTAATATTATTAACTGTAATACCTTTGCCTCGAGCAAAGTCTAAATTTTCAGAAGAGAAAAATCTATCTGGGTTCGAAGCATATATGAACTGTTTAGTGTTGCCTTGTCCAGACCATAATAGGCCTTTGCCTTCTAGATTATCACCTGAGAATACAATAGGAACATCTTTTTCAAATTTAATATCTGCTTTGATTTCTTTAACTTCTAAAATATCTGTTTTAATAATTTTAGAAGTAACAGTTCCGCTAACTGTTAAATTGTTAACACGATCAACGGATAGAGAATTTATGTGAACACCGTCATCTTTTATTAATATCTGCTGTTTTGATGATTGGTCAGTAATACCGGCACTGGCAAAATTTTGTATCTTACCGCCATTAATGTGGTCGCCGCTGAGCGATCTTAGAGGGATTTTTTTAACAAAATCCTTTGGATTAGTTAAAAAACTATCTGGTTCTTGGCTTTTTAATGCGTCTCCAAGTGCCGCTAGTGCTTGATCAAGATTGGTTTTGTTCATAGTAACGTATTTATCCGCCAAACAAAAAGCGGGCCTAAACCCGCTTTTTGGTGGATACGCTACTATTTATTGTACTTTAAGCAAGATTGTGTCTTCGTTACAACGTCCGTTAAGTTTGATATCTACTGCTTTAATGTCATCTAAGAACTTACGTAGCTGGACTTTGCCTGATGATTTAAATTCTTTAAGCTGTTCTTCAGGCTTACGCAGAGTCTTTTGTACACTCTTGTTTTCATCAAAGTTAATAATAGTTGTGCCTTTGACACTGAGCTCTGCAAACTCTTTAGCAACATATTTGCCTAGTTTACGAGTTTTTGTGTTAAACACCCACAGTTCTTGTACACCAATAATATCTGTAGGATTAATCGATACCAGTTTAAGTTTTTCGTCTTGTTTGGCAAATTTAAGTTTAGCAACAAGTTTTTCTGTAGGAACAGATTTTTTAGCACGAGGCTTACGAGAAACTTTAGCTTCTTGCATCAACATATCGCAGGCACTTAGAATCTCAGAATAAAACTGCGTAATCTTTTTAAGATTGGCTTTACTCAAATGGCTGTATGCTTCTTTGAGTTGTTCACAGGAGCCCTGTGCAGCTTCAACTAATTCGTCGTAATTGCGATTGTAAAAGTCTTTGATAATACGAGCGTGGGCAGCTTTGACCTGTTTACCACGAAGCAAATTTAGTACCTTAAACGATTTAGGATCAAATGATTCTGGATCTACTTGAAAAGATTCAATAGCATCTTCAATTTCTTCAACCATACGTCCTGCAGCTTCACGCACACGTTCTTGAATTGACGGCTGCACTACTGCTGGCTTTACTTCGCTAGTTTCTTCTTCGGCACGATCGTCATCTTTGCCTTCGTTAATAACTCGAACAATAGCGTCTTTCAACCAGGTTGCGGTATCTCGACCATCGTTGAAGTCTGCTCTTACCGCAGGCATACCACGAAGCATATTAGCGGCAATTGCGCCCATTGTAGTATTACAACGATTGTCTTTGGTATCTTTAAATAACTTGATCTGCTCTTTGGTATAACCGTTAGCCTGCATCCACATAATGACCTTAGGTTTAAGATCTTTGCCAGAACTTTCCAAACGATACCAAGTCATAGAACTTACAAAATAACGATGAAACTGATCTGATGACCAAGATTCACAACCATCCCATTTTGGGCTTAAATCTTTAGTTGCACGACTGCGATGTTCTTGAACTTGTTTTGCAGTCACACGAGTTTTTTTGGTTGTTGCTTTTGCCATTCAATGCTCCTATGCGTTAAGTTTATATAGTTATTATAGCACCATTTTCGTCAACTGTCAACCGCTCAATTTCTTCTTGATCGCCGTCTTCAGTTTCTCTGTATATATAAACAGTACCGTTTGCGTCTTCTAGTGACTTTTTGGATAAATCTCTTGCTTCCTTAAGACTCTTGGTAGTGTCAATCAGTTGTTCGTGACCATCTTCATCTTCTTGCCATACTTCGTATAGTTCCCAGCTCATTTTAGTTTACTTAAATCTCCTTGTTAATTTTTGTCATCGGGCCATTCAACTGGAACCCAACCTAGCTTATTTAAATCAATTTTGATTTCTTCAGTAACTGTTCCTTCAGGAACATACCCACGATCACCA